GAATAGATTATAATAGTATTAACCAAATAACGCTGACAATGGCTCAACCATTTTCAGGGACAGCGTACCTGTCTTAAGGAGATAAAAAGATGGCAAGAAAGTATATGGTAGGAATAGATCTCAATAAAAATGAGCTATTAAATGCAAGAATTCAAAATTTATCAACGGCACCAGCTTCACCAGTCGTTGGACAGATTTACTTTGACACAGTTTTAGGATATTTACGATCATGGAATGGTAGCGCATGGATTAACACCAGCACAGGTGCACAAGGTGCTACTGGTACAACAGGATCTCAAGGAACAACAGGTACAACTGGTTCACAAGGAACAACAGGCGCACAAGGAACTACTGGAACACAAGGCGCTATTGGTTCACAGGGCACAACAGGTACACAAGGAGCTATTGGTTCACAGGGTACAACTGGTACGCAGGGTACAACTGGTGCACAAGGTAATACTGGTGCACAGGGTACTGCAGGTTATATTGGTGCAGACGGTGCTCAAGGAGCTACTGGTGCACAGGGACAAACTGGTTCACAGGGAACAACAGGTACTCAGGGCACAACTGGTGCACAGGGTACAACAGGTTCACAAGGAACCACTGGTACACAGGGACAAGTTGGATCACAGGGAATTACTGGTTCACAAGGTACAACTGGTACTCAAGGAAACACTGGAGCTCAAGGATCTACTGGTGCTCAAGGTGAAGTCGGAGCACAAGGTGTTCAAGGACATTCTGACAGATACAAGACAACTTCTACAACTTCACGTACAATTGAAGTAGCAAATAACGTAAGTTTTGTATTAAATGATCCAGATCTTTCATATTCAGTAGGTCAAGACGTAGTAGTTGCTTACGATGTAAATAATAACATGTCTGCAACTGTAGTAAGCTATAATTCAGGATCAAATACTCTGACTGTAAATGTTAATGATGTTAGAGGCTCAGGAGTATTTGCTGTTTGGTCAATTAACCTAGATGGAGCAACTGGTGTACAGGGTACGACTGGTGCTCAGGGAACTACTGGAACCACTGGTAATACTGGTTCACAAGGCACAACTGGTGCACAAGGTACGACTGGCGCACAAGGATCAACTGGTGCTCAAGGAGAAGTTGGTTCACAAGGCGCTATTGGTTCTACTGGTAGCCAGGGAACAACTGGTACACAAGGTGCACAAGGAAACACTGGTACAACTGGAACACAAGGAACTACTGGAACACAAGGAACTACTGGAACACAAGGTATACAGGGTATTCAAGGAAATACTGGCAATACAGGCTCACAGGGAACTACTGGTGCCCAGGGAGAAGTTGGTTCACAGGGTAATACTGGTTCACAGGGTACTACTGGTACACAGGGCACAACTGGAACACAAGGTGCGACTGGTGCACAAGGTACGACTGGTACACAAGGAATTACTGGTTCTCAAGGTGCTACAGGTGCATTTGGTGGAGAAACATTTAATTATGACTTCTTAATTAGCACTTCAAACACAGATCCAGGTGCAGGTAATTTTAAATTTAACAATGGAACAATTGCTTCGGCAACTGCACTTTACATTGATAATATCGATGGAAATGCAACTAACATTACTTCATTCTTACAAACTATTGATGACTCAACATCAGGCATTAAGGGAACTATTAAGATATCAGGCGCAGACGAGCCTAATGCTAACTATGCGTTCTTCCAGATTATTGGTAATCATAATGAAAATTCTGGTGCATATTTCACAGTTCCAATTGCATACGTTTCTGGTTCTTTATCACTTGGGAACACCGATCCAGCATATTTAACATTTGCAAGAGTTGGTGATAAAGGTGATACTGGAACTCAAGGTACACAAGGAACAACTGGTAGCCAAGGCACAACTGGTGCTCAAGGAACTACAGGAGCCCAAGGCACAACTGGTACACAGGGAACAACAGGAACAACTGGTGCACAAGGAACAACTGGTGCTCAGGGAGAAATTGGTTCACAGGGTACTACTGGTACACAGGGAACAACAGGAACAACTGGTGCACAAGGAACAACTGGTGCTCAAGGTTCTACAGGTGCACAAGGTACAACTGGAAGCCAAGGAGAAATTGGTTCTACAGGATCACAGGGTACAACAGGAACTACTGGAGCACAGGGTGCAACAGGAACTACTGGCACACAAGGTACAACAGGATCTCAGGGAACAACTGGTAATACAGGTTCACAGGGAACAACTGGTGCTCAAGGAACTACAGGTTCTCAGGGTATTCAAGGTACTAATGCAGGAATCCTAAGTGTTGGTTCAGGTCTGTCATTAAATGGCGGAACAGGTGAGCTAACAGTTGATACTACAACAATTGCTACTAAGGCTTATGTAGATGCAACTGCAAGCGGATTAGATGTTAAAGCATCAGTTCGTGTAGCAACTACAGCACCATTAACATTAGCTTCAGAACTTGAAAATGGAGACATTCTTGATGGAGTAACTCTTGCTACTGGTGACCGTGTTCTTGTTAAGAATCAATCAACTGGTTCTGAAAACGGTATTTATGTTGTCAAGGCTTCTGGAGCACCAGATCGTGCAGAAGATGCAAATCTAAGTGCAGAAGTTACAGCAGGAATGTTTACATTTGTATCAGAAGGTACAGTAAATGGAAACACAGGCTGGGTTCTTACAACAGATGATGCAATAACACTAGGGACAACAGCATTAACGTTTACACAGTTCTCAGGAGCTGGAGCATTTACAGCAGGTTCTGGTCTTACACAATCTGGAACAACATTTAATGTTGGCGCTGGAACAGGCATTACTGTAAATGCTGATGATGTAGCAATTAATACAGCAGTTGTTGTACGAAAGTATGCAGCTACTATTACACCAACAAACCCATTTAGCGCAACGGAATTTGCAATTACACACGGTCTTGATACATTAGATATTCAAGTTGCTGTTTATGAAGTTGCAACAGGTGCTAAGGTTGAGACAGATATTACAAGAATAACTACATCTGCTGTAACAATCGGATTTGCTGTAGCTCCTGTTTCAGGAGAAACATACAGAGTAGTAGTACAGGCATAAAACATGGCCAAAAAGTTCTTAACTCCGATAGTATTGGTTAATATGGCTACACCGCCAGCTAATCCAATAACTGGGCAAATGTATTATAATACAGAAGAAAGAACTATTAAAGCATATAACGGAGAAGTTTGGTATGATGTGGCTGGCCCAAAAGCAATTTTGGGCCATACACACTACACAGACGGTGACATTAGAACCGTTGATTATGGAAATTACGCAGCAAATACTGACTATGTAGTTTCAATAAATGGTGGTGGAGCAACAACAGAATTTAATGATTCAATAGATGGGGGAACAGCATAAAATGGCAATTAGAATTCAATTAAGAAGAGACACATCAGGTAACTGGAGCTCAAATAATCCACTACTATATCCAGGTGAAATGGGAATAGAAACAGACACAGGCAAATTTAAAATTGGTCCTGCAGTAACAGCCCCAACAGTTGGAACAGCATGGAATAGCATTTCATCATATTCTAATATTACCCCAGCAGGATTGGCAAACTCCCTTGGAGATTATGTTCCAACAACAGATGTAGGAGTAAAAGGCGGGCTAGTAGAAATGGATGCAAGCGGAAATGCATTAATTCTAGGTCCAGGATTTATTGTAGAAGGAACAACAGATAATACAAATGAAACAACTGTAGTATTTACAGATCCTACAGCAGATAGAACAATTACATTCCCAGACGCTACTGGTACAGTAGTATTGGCAGATTCAACAAATACACTAACAAATAAGACTTTAACAAATCCAACAGTTTCTGGATTATATTTATCTGATTCAAGCATTGTTTTTGAAGGTGCAGTAGCAGATTCATATGAGACAACATTAACTGTAGGAGAGCCTACAGCAGACCGTACAATTACAATTCCAGATATTACTGGAACACTTATTACAAATGCAGATACAGGCTCAGTTTCTGCAACAATGTTGGCAGCAAATTCTGTAACAAATGCTAAATTAGCAGATGATGCAGTAGACACAGCTGAAATTAAAGATTCTGCAGTTACAAATTCAAAACTTGCAGGATCAATTGCAAATAATAAACTTTCAAATTCAGCAATTACAATTAATGGAACATCAGTATCTTTAGGTGGATCCCGCACATTAGGATCAGATGATATTTCAGAAGGTTCAACAAATAAATATTTTACAGATGAAAGAGCACAGGATGCAGTAGGAAATATCCTTGGAACAGGTTTAGTTTATAATGATGCATCAAATACAATTACTGTAGACTCAACAAATATTCAGTTAAGAGTTGCAAATGTTTCAGATACAGAGATTGGATATTTGGATGGAGTTACATCTGGAATTCAGACTCAATTAAATGATAAATTACCATTATCAGGCGGAACTTTAACAGGATTTTTAACACTATCAGGATCACCAGAGAACTCAAATCATGCAGCAACTAAGGCATATGTAGATAATATTACAGCAGGATTAAACTTCCATGCCGCAGTACATGTTGCTACAACTGGAAATTTATCTGCAAACTATTCAAATGGAACAAGTGGATTTGGAGCAACTCTTACTGCTGATACAAACCGTGCTTGGACAACTTTAGATGGTCATAATTCATTTACAGTTGGAGATAGAATTCTTGTTAAGAATCAAACAGATGCAAAGCAAAATGGTATTTATACATTAACAACTGTAGGTTCAGTATCTGCTCCATGGGTATTAACTCGTGCAACAGATGCAGATAATACTCCATCTGGAGAAATTGCATACGGAGACTTTACATTTGTTCAAAATGGAGCAACCAATGGCGGGTACGGCTATATAATGAATACTATAGGTACAATAACAATAGGTACCTCAAATATTACTTATACTCAGTTTAACACAGGACAATCAATTATTGCTGGAACTGGTTTAACAGAGTCAACACCAGGAACATTAACAATTGACACAGCTACAACAGTAGATAAAACAACTGCTCAGACATTAACAAATAAGACAATTTCAGGCGCAGATAATACACTAACGGTACGTCTTGCAAATGATGTAAGTGGAACTTTGCCAGTAGCAAATGGTGGAACAGGAATTACATCTCTTGGAACAGGAGTTGCAACATTCCTTGGAACACCATCTTCTGCAAATCTTATAAGTGCAGTAACAGATGAAACTGGAACAGGCTCACTAGTATTTGCTACATCTCCTACTCTTGTAACCCCAGCTCTTGGAACTCCAACATCTGGTGTGCTTACAAATGCAACAGGTCTTCCTCTTACAACTGGTGTAACTGGAACTTTACCAATTGCAAATGGTGGAACAAATGCTACAACAGCATCAGATGCTAGAACATCACTTGGACTAGCAATTGGTACAGATGTTCAAGCATATAACTCAACTTTAACAGCGGTAGCTGCAGGAACATATACTGGTGATAATGATATTACTACATTAGGAACAGTTACTACAGGTACATGGTCTGCATCAGCAATTGCTCTTAATAAGGGAGGAACTGGAGCTACAACTCAAGCAGGTGCAGCAAATGCAGTTCTTCCATCACAAGCTTCAGCAAGTGGAAAGTATTTAACATCTAATGGAACTGATGTTTCATGGGCAACAGTAGATGCTCTTCCTTCACAGACTGGAAATTCAGGTAAGTACCTTACTACAAATGGAACATCAGCATCATGGGCAACCTTGGTAGTTCCAATTGTAACTGGAACAGCAACAATTACTGGAAATACTGCAACAACTATTGATACAACAGCTTTAGCAGACTTTACATCAATTGAATATATGGTTTCATTAAGACAGGGTTCAAAGATTAGAACATCTAAGGTTATTGTTCAAGATGATGGAACTTCTGTAGATATGACAGAGTTTGCAATTACAGAAACTGGCGGAACAATGACAGGTGTAGTTGTAGCCGCTTCAGTATCTTCAACAAATGCAATATTACAGGTAACTGTAACAGATGCTTCAACTACAAATGTAACGGTTAAATTCAGCAAAGTAGCACTTTAAGGGGTAACTAATGTCTAATAAAGACTTTAAGGTAAAGAATGGATTAGTTATTCCCGCCCTATCTACAGCGGGAATTGTAAAAACTGATTCATCTGGCGCTATAAGCTCTTCTGCGACCCTAGCAATTTCAGAGGGTGGAACAGGACAGACAACAGCTGGAAACGCCTTAAATGCCCTGCTACCGCTCCAAACAAGCAATACAAATAAGTACTTACAGACAAATGGTACAACCACACAATGGAATACAGTACTTGCTCCAGCATATCAGCCAGATGAACCATCTTCTCCAGTTACTGGACAAATCTGGGTAGATTCCGATTCTACAGATGTATCATTTGATACAAATATTATTCGCAGACAGGCATTTACTGCTACTGCAGCACAAACAGTATTTACTACTACCGTCTCATTTATAGATGGATATGAGCAGGTATTCTTTAATGGAATGTTATTACTTCGCACCACCGACTATACAACTTCTAATTCAAATACAATTACCCTAGCATCTGGGGCGGCGGTTAATGATATAATAGAAGTAGTAACAGTAACTAATTTAAACTCAGTAAATACATATACACAGGCAGAAATAACAAATTTAAATGCTAATCAAGATATAGCATTAATTATGGGGGCATACTAATGGCAAATACAGCAAAAGCGCTGGCTCGTACAGCAGCAGCAACATCATCTACAACACTGTATACAGTACCATCAAGCACAACTACTGTTATAACAGATATTGCAGTATGTAATTCTGCAGCATCAGCAGCAACATTTACAATTACACTTGATGGTGTAGATTTATTTAAAACAGTGTCAATTGCTGCTAATTCAACAGCAACTTTTAACTTGAAACAAGTTTTAACAACAACTAAGATTATTGCTGGATTTGCAAGTGCAGTCACTGTTTCATTTCATATTAGTGGATTGGAGATTTCATAATGAATTCAAGTATTTATCCAGTACCTTTTTCAGGTATTCAAGAAACAAAATTAACAACAACAGGTGATACGCTTTATGCTTCTGCTGCTAATACACCTGCTCGTTTAGGTATTGGTACTACTGGTCAGGTACTTACAGTATCTGGTGGTCTACCTGCTTGGGCAACACCAACAACGGTAACAACTCCAGTTTTAACTGTATCAAAATATGCAAACAATTTTACAACTACATCAACTACTTTTACAGATATGACAGGTTATTCAATAACTCGCACGCCAGTATCAGGAACAAATAAAATTGAAATAAAAGTGACTATCACGGTGACAGTCGGCACGGGTTGTCCTGTTTCTATTAAAGCCTTTGCTGGTGCTACAAGTCTTTTGGAAAATGCAACATATGTTCCTTACAATGGAGCACAACCATCAACAATCACAATGGTTTGGTACGTGGAAAATAATGCTGCATCATCAACAGCGTTTAAATTACAAATGAAAACTGATGGTACAAGTATTACTGTTTACGGTACAAATTCAGGTTATAACAGCGTATTTAGCACATTGGAGACTTACTAATGATTACACATAAAGATATTGTAAAAGCACTTAATGATTTAGGTGCTAAAGAATGGTCTTTGGCTGGAGATAATATTGAAGATATTGTTTGGTTGACAGATGATATTAAAACAGAAGCCGAAATTAAAGCAGTACTAGGGAGCAACTAATGGCAACCATCCAGTGGTATAATTAACCTATGGATACTTGTCAAGATTGTGGTTCTAAGTGCGGAGTTGTAAAATGGAATATACATATACACAAATCTTTGACCGTGATGGCAACTTGGCTTGCCTTCAACGTTCGGATGGTTGGTCAATTCCTATTGACCCAGCCAATTCAGACTACCAAAGATACCTTAAGCATTTAGAGGAGAATAATGGCTAAATTAATTAAAGTATGGGATGGAAATGCTTGGCAGACTGTTGGCACCGCCTCAACTGTTGGCGCACAAGGAACCACTGGAACTCAAGGGGCAACTGGTACACAAGGCTCTACGGGCCCACAGGGGACCACAGGGGCCCAAGGAACAACTGGTGCACAAGGAACTACTGGCACTCAAGGCACAACTGGCGCACAAGGTACAACTGGAACAACTGGTACACAAGGCGCAACTGGCACTCAAGGCACAACTGGCGCACAAGGAACAACTGGCGCACAAGGTACAACTGGTGCCACAGGCCCAGAAGCTATTACAAATTCTTCAATTAATTCAAATATTACATTAGTTTCTGGAACAAGATATTTAGTAGATACAACAGCAGCAAGATCATTAACTCTACCTGCTTCACCTGCAGATGGAGCAGAAATTCAAATATTTGATGCAAAAAATACGGCGGCAACAAATAATATTACAATTTTAAGAAATGCAAATTTAATTAATGGAATAGCAGATAATGCTATAATAGATGTTAATGGCGGAGTAGTTTATTTTGTATATACAGGTTCAACATATGGATGGAGAATGTTTTAATGCCAATTAATTTATCAAGTTTTCAACCACCTTCAGCTGCAACAATTGCAGCAGCGGTAGCAGCACCAACTGCAGCAGGAATTGCAGCAATAACACCTTCTTATACTCTTCGACATACAATTACTTCATCAACTAACAACTTTGCAACTAATGCTGGTCAAGTATTTGTTTATGCTGTTGTTATGGGTGGCGGCGGTGGTAGTAGCAACTCTAATGGTTTGGCTGGCACTAGCGGACTTGTTCAGTTTGGTATGACTCCTGTAAGGGCTGTTGTTCAAATTGGCGGTTCTGCTACCCCTAGTATTTTTGGAAATATTCAATCAGGTGGTGGTGTTTTTGGACAAGGAAACTCAATAACTAGTAATACAGGTAATACTTTTCAGCCTACAGCAGGTAATTTTTCAAAGAGTTCAGATGGCAATAATCCCGCCCAAAGTGGTATAGCGGCTGGCGGTGGGCAAGGAAATGGCGCTCCTGGAAACTCTGTATATGGTTTTAATGGAGGTTCAGCAGGAAACAATGCCTCAGGAGCCTCTGGCGGCCGTGGTGGCGGTGCTGGTATGTTAGGCAATGGCGGCAATGGTGGACCAGGAAATCAAAATAACCCTGGCACAGCAACAGGTGGTGCAGGTGGTGCAGGTGGTGGTGGCGGTGGTGCAGGCGGTTCCAATAATAATGGTTGCGGATCTGCTTTTGGCGTAACAGGTGCAGGTGGTGCTGGTTGCGTTTTAGTATATTACTAAAATGTATGCTGTTATTAAAAATTCAATTGTTGTTTGGTATTTTGTAGGTACACTAGAAGATGCTAAAAAAGAATATCCTGATTGTGAGTTTATTCCAATGACAAAAGAAATTGGAATTATTACAGTTGGCGATAAATGGAACGGAAAACAATTTATAAAAGGAGATACAAATGGCTAATTGGTTTACGATTAATGATGAATCAGTTATTGGTAATGTAATTATTGCAGATGATTTTGAAACTGCTCAATCATTTCTAGGTGGTAATCCAATATCATCTGATGTAGCGGTTTCACCTGGTCAAATTTGGAATGCAGAAACACAGACTGCAAAATCTGCACGCCCTGAAAAACCTTATAAGTCTTGGGTATGGGATGAAGAAGTAGAATTGTGGCGTGCACCTGTTGGAAAACGCAAACCACAAGATGGCAAAAATTATGAGTGGCAAGAAGAAACACAAATCTGGTTAGAAATTTAAATAAAGAAAATACAATTTAAGGGGTATTAAAAATCGCAATTATTAAATTTACAGATATTGATAATCCAGAAGGTGTGCTAAATAAGCCTAGTCCAGCATCAAACTTTATTCCAAAGTGGTATAAAGATGCACAAGCATATCTTAATCCTAGCGGTAAACAAAAACTAAACGATAATGGTCTTCCAAATACATCAGTAAAAAAATGTCTACCAGTATTTGATATGATGACTGCGGGATATATTATGGAAACTCCATATGATATTTATGTAACTCAAACCCCAACAGGACCATATTTTAGATGGGGATCAATGGAAGCCATAGCTTTTCAGTCAATGGAGCAAACTCAAAATCATCCATATTTTAGAGATATAAACTATGCAGTAAGAATTCTTCATCCATGGAGCATTAAAACTCCAAAAGGCTGGTCAATTATGGTTATGGAGCCCCAGCACCATGAGCCTGGACCAATTATTTGTTCTAGTGGTATTGTAGATACTGATAAATATCCATTACCGTTTAATTTATTCTTAAAATTAAGAGACCCAAATTTTGAGGGAGTAATAGAAGCAGGAACCCCTTTAGTACAGATCATTCCATTCAAAAGACAAGACTGGAAGTCAGAACTAGGAACAGAAAAAGATAAACAAGATATGCTAGTATATGCTCGCAAATTTACTACAAGATTTTTTGATAGATACAAAAAAATGTCTTGGACCAAAAAAACGTATAGATAGGAATAAAAATGGCAGAATATAAATATAATTGTAACCAGTGTGGTAAACAGTATTCTGAATACCGCACAGCCACTGACCCACAATGGTTTACAAATTGTGATATATGTGGAACAGAATATACAGAAATAACTGAATAATAGCATTATATAGTATATTTTGATATAATGATACTTTAGGAGGTATTAAAATGGCTGAAACAAATTATGCGTTTATTAAGGACGGCAATGTAACAAATGTTGCAGTATTTGATGAACCAACAGAAGAGCTATTAAATCAATTTAAGACGGAATTTGATTTAGATCACATTATACTTGCAACACAAAAAACAGCAATTGGTGGAACTTGGGACGGAACAAGATTTATTCTTCCTAAGCCGTTTGCTTCTTGGATTTTAAATGAAGCGGGAGATTGGGAAGCACCTATTGCTATGCCAGTCACAGAAGGCAAATTCTATCTATGGAATGAAGAAACAGTTTCATGGGACGAGTTTGATATTCCAGCACCAACAGAATAAAATAAATTAGAAAAGGTGAATTTAATTGGCAGATAAAGATTTTAAAGTAAAAGCAGGTCTTGATCTTGGAACCCCCCTTCCTTTAACAGAGGGCGGAACAGGACAAACGTCTGCTAGTAATGCTTTAAATGCAATATTACCAGTTCAAACATCTCAAGCAAATAAATTTTTACAAACAGACGGAACATCAACATCTTGGGCGGCAGCAGCAGTTGCAAATAATCCTACATTTACAGGATCTTCAATTGTTATACCATCTGGAACAACCGCCGAAAGACCAGCATCTCCAGTAACTGGAGCAATTAGATTAAATACAACATCTGGAACATTAGAGTTTTATACAGGCACAGCATGGGGATCAATTGCTACATTTCCTCAACCACCAACATCGCTTGTTGCAACAAATGTTGGAACATCTCGTGCATATAATAATGGATCAGCATCTGTAGCATTTACTACAGCAGCAGCAGATGGTGGATCAACAATTACAGGCTATACAATTACATCAAATCCAGGTTCATTTACTGCAACAGGTGCAACATCTCCAATAGTTGTAACAGGATTACAGTCAGCTACTTCATATACATTTACTGGTACAGCAACAAATTCAATTGGAGTAAGTACAGTATCTTCAGCTTCATCTAGTATTACCGCTACTACTGTCCCACAAACACCAACACCTGGAACAGCAACTGCAACGAATACAACTACCGCAAGTTTGACATTTACGGCTGGTGCCACTGGTGGCTCAACAATAACAAACTATAAGTATTCAACTGACGGAACAAACTATACAGCACTTTCACCAGCTCAAACTACTAGCCCACTTTCAATTGCTGAACTTACACCTGGAGCCTCTTATACTTTTTACATAAAAGCTGTAAATGCTAATGGAGATTCTGCAGCATCTGTTGCATATAGCTCACTAACAATGCCTTTCCCAGTAACACCAAGCATAGAATATATAGTTCTAGCAGGCGGAGGCGGCGGAGCACCAGTTTATAACGGCGGTGGAGGTGGCGGTGGAGGAGGTGCTGGCGGAATGCTAGTTGGTGCTTCTCAGGCAGTTTCTCCTGGACGTTATGATATTGTTGTTGGAACTGGAGGAACAGCTGGAACCAAGGATGGATATACAGGCACGGGTGCTGCTGCAAATTCTGGAGGATCAGGAAACTCATCTTCATTCGGTAATCTTTTGTCAGCTACTGGCGGAGGCGGTGGCGGTGGAGATAGATATGCAGGCGCAGATAACTACGGAAGTATTTATTGGGCAGGTGGACACGGTGCAAACGGTGGATCTGGCGGTGGTAGTGCATCTCCTCAGTTTTATGGAGGAGGAGATTTTGGAACAGGAATTGCAGGCCAAGGAACAAGTGGTTCTTATGGAACAAATAATTACGGCGGTGGCGCAGGTGGCGGCGCCACAAACGCTGCTTCACAAGGTGATGGAGGAAATGGTAAAGCAGGATTTGATGGAGTAGTTCGTGCAGGAGGCGGCGGCGGCGGTAAAAGTAATAATCCAGGAGGCAACGGAGGCTCTGGTGGTGGTGGTGCAGGAGCAGGATCACAATCTAGTAATGCAACATCAGGATCTGCACAATTAGGCGGTGGAGGCGGTGGCCTTGGTAGTGGCAATAGCAGATCAGGTGGTGCTGGAGGTTCAGGTATAGTTAAAATAAGGTATGCGTCTAATTATGCTGCACCTAATGCAGTAACAGGTTCTCCATCAGTAACTAATACTGGAGGATATAGAACCTATACATGGACTGGAAGCGGGAGCGTAACATTCTAATGGCACACTTTGCACAATTAAACGAAAACAATATTGTAACTAATGTTATTGTTGTACATAATGACGAACTACTAGTTGATGGTATTGAATCAGAGGCTAAAGGTATTGAATTTTGCCAATCATTATTGGGCGGTAACTGGATTCAAACATCTTACAACGGAACAATTAGAAGAAGATATGCAGGAGTGGGTTTTGCATATTTGCCTAACAAAGATATTTTTATTGAATCATGTCCAAATCGTGGATGGATTGTTGATGAAGAATTAGAGACTTGGGTTCCACCATTTGCAAAACCAGATAGCGGATCTTGGGTATGGAATAATGAAACGCTAAACTGGCAAGAGCTAGATGAGCAATTACCATAAAGAAAAATTCATAACAGTAGGTTTTCCAAGAAGTGGCAATACATATTTAAATTATTCTTTTAGGTCTTTATATTATCCAGAAAGCACCCCCTACAAAGTTTTTCATAGTGCTTCAACAATAGATAAATTTAATCATCTATTTATACCATTTAGAAACCCATTAGATAGTATAGCTTCCTGGAATAATTATCCATCAAATTGTGAAATAGAATTAGATATTAAATATTATATTAGATTTTACAATAAAGTGCTATTAAATTTAAATAAAGTGACTCTTATGGATTTTGACAGGTTTACACAAGATTTAGATTATATAAAAAATAAAGTTAAAGAGTCCATACATATTGAAAGCGTCTATAATGTTAGCAATGAAGAAATAAAAAGATATATGATAGAAGACAAAAAAAATAAAAATCTTCCTTTACCAGTTATTAATGATGTTTCTATGATTAAAGAGACATTGGTAAATACAGAAAGCTTTAAAGAGTGCCTAGCTATATATAATAATTTATTAAAGGCTAGCTCTTAAATAAACTAGACATTATTACATATAAAATGCTATGATAGTACTATTGTATGACCCTAGTTTAAGGATATAAAATGGCAGATATAATTTTTACAAATATGATGGGGATTGAAGAAATATTTCCTCCAGAGCCAGCTTTTAAAAACATACCAGATTGGTATAAAGATTTAGAGTCGTATATTGGCGGCGAAAAGAAGCCATCTGGAGATGGAAACACAACAGGAACAATTAAACGTTGTATGCCAGTATTTGATGTAATGAATGCAGGATATATCATTAAAACTCCAGCAGATGTATTTATATCACAAAGAGAAACATTTGACGACAATGGTGATTCGATGGGTAAGAGACCATGGTATGAGTGGGCAAATTTTGGATTGATTGCCTTTCATCCAGTAGATCAAGCACCAAATCATCCAAATAGAAATGGTCATCAAGAGTCATATCCTAAATGGATTAATCCATGGGCAATTAAAACACCACCAGGATACTCAGTTTTATTTGTACAGCCATTTCATAGACCTTCAGATTTTACTATTTTGCCAGGTGTCGTAGATACAGATACCTATTCTGCTCCCGTTAATTTTCCTTTTGTTTTAAATGATGTTAATTTTGAGGGCATAATTCCAGCAGGAACAGCTGTAGCTCAGGTTATTCCTTTTCAAAGAGAAGACTGGCAGATGTCTATTGGCAAAAATGAAGATGTGGCGGAATCAAATAAGGTCACAACAAAGCTTAGAACACGCTTCTTTGACTCATATAAGACCCAATATAGACAGACAAAGGAATATCGTTAATGATTATACAGATTATGGGACTTCCAGGAAGTGGTAAGACGACCCTTGCTACCGCCCTTAAAGAACGTATTAATGCTATTCATTTAAATGCAGACTATGTTCGTTCAACAATTAATTCAGATCTTGGATTTACAATTGAAGATAGAATTGAGCATGCACGTAGATTGGGTGAAATTGCACGTATGCTAGATGGGCAAGGGCATACAGTAATTGTAGATTTTATTTGCCCAACAAGCCTAACTCGTGCAGCATTTGGCAAACCAAACATTTTGATATTTATGGATACATTAGCAGAGGGACGCTTTGAAGATACAAATAAAATGTTTGAGCGTCCTACAGAATTTGATGCATCTTTTATTAGTCATAACTTAGATGCCGAAGGTAAAGCTTCATATATAATTAAAAAGTTTAATCTTCATGATTGGTCCGCTCCAACAACACTAATGCTTGGAAGATATCAGCCATGGCATGAAGGCCATCACGCATTATATAAAGAGGCGGGAAACAGAACAGAACAAGTTCTTCTTGGAGTACGTAATACATATAACACAAGTCCTAAAGACCCGTTAACATTTGATCAGGTAAAAGAGTATATTGCTAAGGATGACTTTATGGATGGTGCATTAGTACTAAGACTGCCTAATATTACAAATATTGTATATGGAAGAGACGTAGGATATAAGATTGAACAAGTAGATTTGGGGGCAGACATTCATGCTATTTCTGCCACGCAAAAACGCAAGGAAATTGGTATATGAGTAAATTAAGTTATGTTTTAAAAATTGCAAAAGACAGGTGGCTTCGTCCATATGATGATATCATTGTACGTTTTAATACTAAGGCAGAAAAAGACAGTCCTCTGGTCTGGAGAGTTTATATAAATGGTGTGGAGCTACTTGCAAGCGGATTTGAAATTCATGGATATATTCATGATCAAATTTCCTATGAAGGAGAAGTTAAAAAGTTTAATGTTGGATGCAAGGGGCGTGTACGTTGGGACGGAACAAAGGCTGTTATAATAACATCTAAAAAAGAGCCAGATACAGCATTTTAAAGCCTAATAATCCCATTATGCTATAATTATCCTATATCAATAAGGGGATAGTGAACCAAATTGGCAAACAAAGATTTTAAGGTTAAAAATAAGCTGCAGGTAGCAGGTATTACTTCTGCTGGCCCCCTTGTTTCCGACGCTTCTGGAAATGTAGATTCAACTTCTTCAATTGCTACACAATATGGCGGAACAGGAACAACAACCTCTCCTACATCAGGACAAATATTATATTCATCTGCTGGTACTACTTATGCCCCCGCAACATTAGCAGGGCTACCTGGAACATATTCGGTAGGTAATACTGCATCTCGTCCAGGTTCTCCTGCATTAGGTGATATATATTCAAACACCCAAACTGGCTATATTGAAGTTTATACTGCAGCTGGCTGGTCACAGCTAGGAGTTATTCCTCTCACAGCAACAATAGGAACTGCAACAGATGTTGGAACGTCTAGAGCATATAATAATGGATCAGCAATTGTTACATTTACACCGAATGCTGGTGGAGGATTAGCATCTACATATACAGTAGCTTCAACATCTGGAGGATATTCTGCATCAGGCTCATCTTCTCCAGTTACTGTAACGGGACTTCAGTCTGGAACATCTTATACATTTACAGTAACAGCAACAAACGGCTACGGTAACGCACTTGCATCAACAGCATCTAATTCAATAACCGCAACAACAGTCCCACAAACTCCTACAATTGGAACTCCAACAAATGTAACTGGTAGACCCTTTGGTGGTACAACTTCTGCTTCGGTTCCATTAACAGCAAATGGAACTGGTGGAAAATCAATTACTAGCTATACAGTAACCTCATCTCCTGGATCTTTAACAGGCACTGGTTCTAGCCCTGTAACAGTTACTGGATTAACATCTGGTACATTATATACTTTTACTGCAATTGCAACTAATGATAATGGAAATTCAACTGCAACTTCTGCTTCATCTTCATTAACGCCTTCAACAGTTCCACAAGCCCCAACAATTGGAACAGCAACAGATGGAGGAACAGGTACAACAATCATTGTGCCATTTACTGCCAATGCAACAGGAGGTCAAACAATAACTTCATTTACCGTAACCTCTTCTCCTGGAAATATTACTGCAACAGGTGCATCATCTCCACTTACAGTTTCAGGACTAACGGCGGGAACATTTTATACATTTACAGCAACAGCAACAAATGTTAACGGAACATCCGCTGCTTCATCTGCTTCTAACAGCGTAACTCCTGTAGTTCCAAAAACAACAACAGTTGATTACATAGTTCTTGCTGGTGGTGGATCTGGTGCAAATGCAAATGCTGGTGGTGGTGGAGGTGCTGGTGGATTAAAAACAGCAAATGCTTTTTCTATTACTGCTGGAACAACTTACAACATAGTAGTAGGTGCTGGTGCTAGCGCACAGACTTCTCCTGGTTCTGGTTCTTCTTTTAGTAATATAAATACAACTGGCGGTGGAGCGGGAAGTACTGCAGCTGGTTCAAATGGAGGCTCTGGAGGAGGTGCTGGAGGTAGCAATAATCCAGGTTTTGTAGCAGGAGGTTCTGGAGTAGCTGGAGAAGGTTCAAATGGCGGTGGAAGTGCAGATGCCAGTCGCGGTGCTGGCGGTGGAGGTGGAAAAAGTAATGCTGGAGGTACTGCAAATACAGGGACTGGCGGTAACGGTGGAGGAAGTTTTACTGGTTTTGACGGAGTAGCATATGCAGGTGGCGGCGGTGGCGGCGGCTGGCAGGGCTCAAGCGGTGGCTCAAGCGGAGGCGCAAACGCTGGTAATGGCGGAACGGGTAATTCACAGAGTGGTGATACGGGCATAACACAAGGTAGTGGAAACTCTGCCTCTGCAAACTCAGGATCAGGCGGAGGCGGAGCAGGTAGATCTTTCGCTGGAGGAAGCAGTGGTGAAGGAGGCAGCGGAGGTAGTGGTCGTGTAGTTTTACGCTATCCATCTAGTTTTGCAGTAGCAACATCAACTAATGGTTCTCCAACAGTAAATACTGGCGGCGGATATAGAACATATACATTTAATGGAAACGGGAGCATAACATTCTAATGGCACATTTCGCAGAACTTAATGATAATAATGTTGTTTTAAGAGTAACATCAGTTGCTAATGAGGTACTTTTTGATGAAAATAATATTGAACAAGAATCTCTTGGATTAAAACACCTTGAACATCTTGGAGGAATATGGGTACAAACCTCCTATAATAATAATTTTAGAAAAAACTATGCAAACATTGGGTATACTTATGACTCAGCAAGAGATGCTTTTATACCACCTATGCCTCCCACTACAATTCCAGATCCAGAAAATGAGGGCAGTACAAAAGAAGTTTCCTGGACCCTTAATGAAGATACATGTAATTGGGAAATAGCAGATTAATAAGCATTTACAATAATTGCTTTAAATAGTAGAATAGGTACTATGAATCTAGTACAAAAATCAATATCTAATGGGGGAAAATTAGTTCCTCTTATTATTCCCGCCGAAGAAACGGGCGGGACAGGATTAATGAATCCCTCTATCTTTATAGATGATGATGGAGATATCCTATGTATATTGAGACACATAAACTATACTTTATATCACTCTGAAAATGATCAAAGATTTCCTAGCGTATGGGGACCATTAGCATATTTACATCCAGAAGAAGATCAAAGACTAGTAACTGCCAACTACCTTTGCCTACTTGATAAAGATTTAAATATAATTAACTGGACATTGATTGATACTACTAAATTAGATGTTACCCCCATATGGACATTTGTCGGATTAGAAGATGCAAGACTTGTTAAATGGGATGGCAAATACTATGCAACAGGAGTTCGCAGAGATACAACAACTAACGGAGTTGGTCGTATGGAATTATCAGAATTAAAGATTGATAAAGAAAATTGGACGGCAGAAGAAATATCTCGTATTAGAATTCCAGCACCAATAGATGAAACATCTTATTGTGAAAAAAACTGGATGCCAATTTTAGATAAAGAATTTCAATATATTAAATGGACATCACCTACAGAGGTAGTTAAAGCTGATCCTAAAGAAGCCAAATGTGAGCAAGTGTCTCACGAAGAAGGCAATGCCATTAATTCTGATCAGCGTGGTGGATCCCAGGTTATTAGATGGAAAGATAAGTACATCGCTATTACACATGAAGTTGTTTTATATAAAAATTATATGAAGCAGAAAAATGCTACCTATCGACATAGATTGTGTGTATGGGATGACAAGTTTATTCTTCAGGGAATGTCCACAGAATGCTGGTCCTTTCTAGATGGGCAAATAGAATTTTGTGCTGGAGCCGCACAATTAGAGGACGACCTTCTCGTAACATTTGGCTATGTAGATAATGCAGCTTTTGTTCTAAGGGTACCAGGAGATGTAATAGATAATATGATTGCAGAGGCTATAAATGTTTGAGGTTATAAATGAATTAGTTGAAAAACTAAGCAAGGACCCTTTTGACCCAAAACTTTGTTTTAGCATTGCTACAGAGTATGAACTTGTAGGACAAACAGCTGCCGCTATTTCATTTTATTTAAGGGCGGCAGAATATGGTTACTATTCACATCCAGAGTATGTATATGCATCATTATTAAAGTCAGCAAATTGTTTTGAAAATCAAAAGAATAGACAGGCTACAGTAGAAAATCTTTTCTTAAAAGCCGCTGCATATCAACCAGGAAGACCAGAAGCATGGTTTTTACTTTCTCGTTATAGTGAACGAAATAAGAATTGGCAACAAGCATATACCTATGCAGAAGTAGGTCTTTATAAATTATCAGGAAATCATGCACCACTTCCAATAGGTGTTGATTATCCAGGAGATTTTTGTTTAACATTTCAAAAAGCTGTATGTGCTTGGTGGGTAGGAAGACAAGATGAAAGCCAAGAATTGTTTACTAAACTTTCTAAGATAGCAATGCCTAAAATGTATTCTTCATCAGTTAAAACAAATTTAGATTTTATGGGGATTGGTGAAGATATCATTGAGTCAGATTACGATAAATATCTCAATGATGGTTTTGCTAAAGTTCCTGGATGGGTTGTAAGAACACTTCCAGAATTTATGAAAACACTCAATGTTGATTGGAATAAAGAAGGAGGGGTAGCAGAAATTGGAGTTTATATGGGTCGTTTCTTCCTTCTTCTTAGAAATATGATTGATACCGAAGAAAACTCATACGCTATAGATATATTTGAAGATCAACATCTTAATAGTGACTCTAATGGTGGTCAGGGATCTACTGATATGTTTAAAGAAAATTTAAAAAAATATGACAATTTTAAAGGTAAGAAAGTTAATATAATTAAGGGTGATTCAACTTCAGGCAAAACTCAGTCAGAAATTTCCTCTTTAATAAAGCCAGGATCTATTAGATACTTTTCTATAGATGGTGGACACACAAAGACACATACTCTTAATGACCTAAAGTTGGCAGAAAAATATGTTAGCGATACAGGCATAGTAATTTTAGATGATATTACTCATCCCCACTGGCTTGGAGTAATGGATGGTCTAGTAGAATATCTACGAACATTCCCTACCCTGGTCCCATTTGCAATTGGCCACAATAAGCTGTTCCTATGCAAATATCCTTATCATGAAAAATATTTAAAAGTAGTTGAAGAAAGTGAGTTTGGAATTGAGCTTATTAATTTTATGGGGTACCAATTATGGGTCTCAGAAAAGGTTTATATTCAATAGGTTTACGCATAAATATGACTGTCATAACATTTAAGGTGGTATAATTTTAAAATGGGCTCAACATCAAAGGGTTTTAGTTTTCCCGCTTATTCAGATCCGCCAGATATTCCTGCGGACATTCAACTACTTGCACAAAATGTAGACACATATTTAACAGCAAACCCTGGACCTCAAGGAACTACTGGAACACAAGGTGTACAAGGCGTTCAGGGAACACGGGGTTTACAAGGTACAACTGGAACACAAGGTGCAGTAGGTTCTCAGGGAACTACTGGTTCTCAAGGAACAACTGGAGCACAAGGTACACAAGGTACGACTGGAACACAAGGTACACAAGGCGTTCAGGGTACAACTGGTTCACAAGGTACAACAGGTACACAAGGTACAACTGGTTCACAAGGTACAACAGGTACACAAGGCACAACGGGCGTACAAGGAATTGCTGGAACTGGAGTAAGTATTCTTGGAACGTATGCAAATTTAGGTGCATTACAAGCAGCGCATCCAACAGGAACACTTGGAGATGCTTATACAATTTCTGGGAACTTGTATGTTTGGACTGGAGCAGAATGGACAAATGTTGGCCCAATTCAAGGTTCACAAGGTACAGCTGGTTCACAAGGAACTACTGGTGCACAAGGAACTACTGGTACAACTGGTGCACAAGGTGCGACTGGAACACAGGGTACAACAGGCACACAGGGTACAAACGGAACAACTGGAGCACAAGGAACTACTGGTGCACAAGGAACTACTGGTACAACTGGTGCACAAGGTGCGACTGGAACACAGGGTACAACTGGCACAACTGGAACACAAGGTACGACTGGTGCACAAGGTACGACTGGCTCACAAGGCTCAACTGGAACACAGGGTACTACTGGAACTCAAGGCACAACGGGAACCCAAGGTACAATACAAACAAACTCAGCAGTAATTGGATTAATTGAAACAGCAAATGTAGTTGCAGCAGCAACATCAGCTACAATAAATATGGATGTTACCACCTCCAGTGTTTGGTATTATACAACAGGCTCAACAAGTGCATTTACTTTAAATGTTAGAGGAAGTTCAGGAACAACTCTTAATTCATTATTATCTACTGGACAATCAATTACAGTTGCATTTTTAAATACAACTGGAGCCTCAACAGCATCTTATCCATCAACATTTCAAATTGATGGGTCTACTCAAGGTAGTATAAAGTGGTTAAATGGAACTGCACCAACAGTTGGCAATGCCTCATCAATAGACTCTTATATTTATACAATACTTAAAACAGCATCTGCAACATATACTGTATTCGGATCACAAACTAAATACGCATAGGGGGCGGAAGATAAATGCCATTATTCCAATCGCTAGCTAGTTTATCTGCAAGAGGCTTAGTAAAGGTGGGAGCAAATAAACCATCTGCTCCATCAATTACTTCTGTTTCTAGAATAAATAACACATCAATAACTTTAAATTACACATTAGGTAATGCTAATGGGTCACCAATAACAACAATCTCTATAACATCATCACCATCACTATCTCTTACATATACTAATACAGATTTAGATGGATCTATTACAGTTGGTGGAACATTTGTAGCCAATCAGGCATATACATTTACAATGACTGCCACAAATGCATTTGGAACAAGCAATGAAAGCTCTTCATCAAGCTCAGTCACACCACTTGCTACAGCAACAGTAACTGGCGGAACACTATCTTCAGATTCCACATATTACTATAGGACATTTACAAGTAGCGGAAATTTTGCAGTTTCATCTGTTGCCCTAGATATTGAATATTTAGTTATAGCAGCTGGAGGTAGTGGTGGTTCAGGATTTGGTGGCGGAGGAGGCGCTGGAGGTGTAGCAACAGGATCACAGTCTTCAGTTCTTGGAACATTAGTGGTTACTGTTGGAACTGGAGCGCTTTCTTCTAATGATCAAGGTCAAAATGGCGGTTCATCTTCTCTAGGAAATAATGTTAGTACAACTGGCGGTGGTGGAGGAGGAAGTCCAACAACAACACCATCCGAAGCAGGAAAGTCTGGTGGATCAGGAGGTGGTGGAGGAGCTAGCGGCAATTCTGGTTACAGTAATGGTGGTTCTGGTACTTCACCTCAAGGTAAAAATGGAGGAAGAGGATATAGAGATTCATCAGCTCCAATTAATGGTGGTATTGGATCAGGAGGAGGCGGAGGATACTCCAACGCAGGTCAGGACGGCCCAGCGGGAGGATTACTTGGTTGGGGAGGAAATGGTATATCTTCATATTCTGCCTGGGCAACAGCAACCTCTACTGGCGTAGATGGATGGTATGCTGGTGGAGGATCAGGTTCTGGAGGATATGCTTCAGGAATAGCTTATAATGCCTCAGGAGGTTATGGGGGCGGAGGAAATACTACCTACAACGCTGGATTTTCTAATGGTGGAGCAAATGGAACAGGCTCTGGAGGAGCTGGTGTAGCATTTTATGGAAATCCTTCTGGTGCAGGCGGTAATGGTATAGTAATTGTTAGATATCTTAAATCTGCGGTAGGTGGATAATGTCATATAAGTCTATAGTTCTTTCTGATTACCCTATTGGATATTATCCCTTAGATGACATAACAACAGTTGATGTTGCAAACTATACAGCTCTTGAAAACTCATATGCAACATATCAAGCTATTTTAGATGACACCCTTATAACTTCTTACGCAAGTATTTATGGAGATACTGCATATGATAGCTCTGGATGTGAAAATGATGCATTATATGCGGGGGATCCAATAACAGAAATTACTCCAATAACAATTGGTAATTCAAGAGCAACAAAAATAGGTAATACAAACTCTATACAGTATTCTTTTTTAAATGATTATACAGCTTCTGCAACTATCAGCCAATTTGCAACAATATATTCTTCAGATAATGACTTTACATTGGAAGCTTGGATACATCCAGTATTTACTACAAATGGATTAACAAGCATTTTGGCAGATGCAAATGAGGCTATTGGCATATTCTATGATAATGAAAATATTGTTTTTAAAGTACAATCTGAATATGTAGAATATACTCTACCCCATACAGAAAAAGTTATTCATATTGTAGGCATATATAGCCCCACATTACTTTCTCTTTATATAGATGGAGTTCTAGTAAATACATCAAGTATTTCTAATTTTAAATTTAGCAACACCGCCCTAGGATTATCAAGCGGACCAACAACAGATGTAGGAGATTACTTCCTAATAAACAGCGTTGCTGTATATAGATATAGCCTATCTCAATCTCAAATTCAAAATCATTATAATAAAAATGTAGGGCTTGCCCCAATTCAAATTGTAGATCCAGACAATGGAGAATTATTTGAGTTGTATGACGAAAATATTTCAACACAGTTTATTTATTCATACCCTGGAAACAAATCATGGGATTATTTTATTACTGATGATTTATATTATAATGATGCAGAGCAATCCCTATCTATTAAAAAATCAACTGGTTCTAAAACAGTTGTGTTAACAGATTATATTTCTTTGCCGTATGCTGCCGTTTTAGATTCTTCAAAGATTGAGTGGGACGGAACAAGTGGAATAACAGTAGAAGTTTCAGTAGATGGTACAACATATCGAACATGTCAAAATGGACAAACAATTCCACAGTTTACTATTGCAAGTTTTAATGGCAATAAGCAAATCTATTTAAAGATAACTTTATCAACACCAGATAGCAACAAATATTTACCTAAGATATCTACTCTTCAAATTAAATTTTATAATAATCAAATTGCATACGCCTCAAATAGCTCCAGCTATATCTCTACATTGGAGGGGGTAGCAGGAGTCTCAGTATATGATATTACAATTGGAAACAATAAATATCCTATTCTTTCAAGAAATGCTAGAAATGGAATAAGGACTATCCAAGATTCTGGATTCTATATTAATACTACATCTTCAGTTAAAACATTAGAGTTTTTCTATACTCCATATGCATTGACAGATAGTGGGCTGGTATCAACAATATCTAGCGGATCATATTCTGCCTCAAATTATTCATGGAGAAATACTGGAACTATAAGCAAGACCAATATATCTGCTATTTACGTAAATGATATAAATAAGACAGCAGAGACAAATATTTCAAATGTTTTTAAATTAGGGCAGTTACACCATGTTGTAATTGTTTTTGCTAGCGCAGTTAGCGGACAATTAAAATTTGATTATTCTTTATATGGTTCAGTTCCTGGCTTATTTCAAAATTTAGCTATATACCCAGACCAATTTACAGCATCAAAAGCATCTGAGCATTATCATCTATACATATATGGATCAACTTCTACAGTGCTAGATGACAATTCTCCGTCCATCACCCTGACAGAAAACTCTGTAGACTACTATGATAATGACTGGCTGGTAATACAAAACTCATAATTTTGTCACATAGCATGACAAAAAGCTGGACTTTGATACCAAAGAATGGTAAAATAAAATACTATGGAGATTAAAAAGGTCAGTCAGACAGTAATTGAGGAAACCACCCTTGGAATCTATGTGTGGGAAATGCCAGACGGAAGATGGATTGGCGATGATGAGGGTAATTACTTATCAATAGCATCACATAAAGGTAATAAGGCAAACATGGCGGCTTTAGCAGCAGAGGTTTCTTCTTTTGGAATTGATGTTGGGCAGCCTAAATTTTTATCCAATAGGCGCAAGATTGATGACGAACAGTTTGAATATCAGAAGGCAAGACTTGAGCAAGGATTAGTTCCTGACCCATTTGATATTGGAAATTACAAAGATGAGCTAGCGGCTTACAATAAAAAGAATCCAGCAATAGGTGGACCAGGGAGATAATTATGGAGTTTATTCAAGATAACGATTCGGAGTCAACAGATAGAATTCAAATTTCTTCTGCATCTGATCTATTTCAATTAAAGAAAGAAAAAGATTACTCAGATCCTTTTTCGATTCAAGAAGATGAATTAAGAAAGGTATCTGGATTAAGTTCTACATTCCGTCGTAAGATGGGCAGAGAGTTATCTAAGGCATTTTCAGGTACAGAAGGAACTGGAACACAACAGAATTTATTGCAGCAGGCGGTTACTGGATATGCAATGTTCGACCTTGTCGAACCACCATATAATCAAGAATACCTTTCAAGAATTTATGAAATCTCAACTTACAATTATGCAGCAATTAATGCTAAGGTAGCAAATATTGTTGGACTTGGATATGATTTTACTGAAACAAGAAAAACAAATGATGCATTTGATTCTATTACAGATGACAAGCAGCTAGAAAGAGCCCGTAGAAAACTTAATAAATTAAAGCAGGATCTTCAGCTATGGCTTGATTCAACAAATGATGAAGATACTTTTACACAAACACTAATTAAAGTATATACAGACTTAGAGGCAACTGGTAATGGCTACCTTGAGATCAGCAGAACAACTTCAGGTAACATAGGATACATTGGGCATATACCTTCAAAGACAATGCGTGTCCGTCGCTTGCGTGACGGATTTATTCAGTTGCTTTATGGAAAGGCTGTCTATTTCCGCAACTTTGGAGATACTGAAACAGAGAACCCAATTGCAGGCGGAGAAGATAGACCGAACGAAGTTATTCACCTAAAGAAATACACTCCTCAAAATAATTATTATGGAATCCCAGATATTATTGCAGCACAAAATGCGTTGGCTGGAAATGAATTTGCTGGTAAATATAACCTAGACTACTTTGAAAATAAGGCTGTCCCAAGATATATTATTACAGTAAAGGGAGCAAAGCTATCCCCAGAATCAGAAAGAAAATTGCTTGAATTTTTCCAGGTAGGCTTAAGAGGAAAAAATCACAGATCCCTATATATCCCGCTTCCAGCAGATAGCCCAGACCAAAAGGTTGAATTTAAGATGGAGCCAATTGAAGCTGGTACACAAGAATCTTCATTTAATCTTTATCGCAAGGCAAATAGAGATGAAATTCTTTTGGCTCACCGTGTCCCAATTAATAAAATTGGAACACCAGAAGGTGTAAATTTAGCTGTAGCAAGAGATGCTGATAAGACATTTAAAGAGCAGGTTTGTCGTCCAGCACAAATGACATTAGAAAAGAAGATTAATAAAATTATTGAAGAAAAGACAGATGCTCTTTCACTTAAATTCAATGAATTGACTCTTACAGATGAGGATACTCAATCTAAGATTGATGAAAGATATTTAAGAATGCAGGTAATTACTCCAAATGAAGTCCGAATTAGAAAGGGTATGATTCCTTTGGACGGAGGAGATGATATGGTTCAATTAAAGCCACAACAGCAGGCTGAAATTAGAGCACAGGCAAATAATACCCGTGTCAGAGATCAACAGAGACAGGGTAATTCACCAGATATTTCAGGTGAAGGAAGAAATGCTCAAGGCGACGGCAGACAGGTTGAATAACTTTACTCAACCACTATTTGCCTTTTTATCTACAAATAGATAAAATTAAGCATATGAACATTGAAAAATCTAACTGGTCTTCAAATGGAAATAACCTCCATCTATCAGTACCATTCACAAAAGTAAATCGTGAAAAGAGAACTGTTTCAGGTTTTGCAACATTAGATAATGTTGATCAAACAGGAGATGTAGTTACAGCAGAAGCCAGCATGAAGGCATTTGAAAGATTCCGTGGGAATCTAAGAGAAATGCATCAACCACTTGCAGTTGGCAAGGTTGTATCATTTAAGCCAGAAACTTTTTATGACCCAATTTCAAAAGCTTTTTATAACGGTGTCTATGTTACATCTTATATTTCAAAAGGCGCACAGGATACATGGGAAAAAGTTCTAGATGGCACCCTAGCAGGATTTTCAATCGGCGGAAAAATTCTAGAGTCAGATAATGAAGTTAACAAATCAAATGGTGAGACAGTTCGTTTCATTAAAGACTATGAGCTAGTTGAACTTTCAATTGTAGATTCACCAGCAAATGAACTGTGCAATATCTTATCAATTGAAAAGATGAATGGACAGATGATATTTAAAGGTATGGCGGCTGATGTAATTACAGAAAATATTTTCTATTGCGAAGAAAGTAACTCTGTTTTTGTATCAACAGACAAGACATTAGATTCACCAATTTCTGGTAAGCCAGCAACTTTAATCGGTTGGGTAGAATCATCAGATGTAAACAAGTCAAAAGAGATAGATAGAATTCTTGATTTATACAAGTCAAGATCCACGTTGCCTGAAACACAAACAATTGCAAAACAGGCAAACGCAGAAGGAGGTAATGAAGTGTCAGAAAATACAGAAAATACTACAGTTGAAGAGACTGTTGTTGAAGAAGCACCTGTTGTTGAAGAAACACCAGCTGCTGAAGAAGCTCCTGCAGAAGATGCAGTAGCAGACGCTTCTGCTGAAACTCTGGAAAAAGCAGCCGACGTATCAGAAGTTGAGGTTGATGAACCTGATTTTGCAAAGATGTTGGGCGATCTTAAAGGCTTTTTCTCAGAAACTCTAAGCAAGGCTACAGATGCAAATGCAGCGCAGGTTAAGACTGTTACAGAAACAGTTGAAACTTTCAGCAAGAGCATTGATGGCCGAATCACAGAGTTAGCAGAACAACACGCAGTCCTTTCAAAGGCTGTTGAAGATATCAGAAACACGATTGATGGCGTACAAAAGCGTGTCGATGCAGTAGAAGGTGAGACTGCAATTAAGAAGTCCTCAGACCTTGGCGGGTCTCAGGAAGTAAGTACAATAAAGAAATCAAAATGGAACGGTTCTTTCCTCGGTTCCGTAAACGAATTAATTAGATAAACAAAGGTAGGTGAAAATATATGAGCAATGAATTATTAGAAAAGTCAGTAGCATCTAACACACACGTTACAGCTAACATGACAGGTTCCGCAGTAGCTACTAGCGGAGTACACATCGGCTCTGAGGGTGAAGGTGGACTCCTTAACCCAGAGCAGTCGGCTCGCTTCCTTGACTATATGTTCGACGCAACCGTAATTGGTAAAGTCGCCCGTACAGTAAGAATGAAAGCAGATACAACAGAAATTGATCGCATGTCAGTAGGAGAAAAGCTTATGGTTCTAGCAACCGAAGCTGATACAACTGGTGGCAACTCAGCAGTCTCTTTCTCAAAGATTTCTTTGACAACAAAGAAGCTTCGTTTGGATTGGGAACTTTCAACAGAGTCTCTAGAAGACAACATTGAAGGTCCAGATCTAGAAGATCATATTGCCAGAATGATGGCAACACAAGCAGGAAATGACATTGAAGATGTTCTTCTAAATGGTGATACATCTCTTACAGGAGATGCACTATATAAGGCATTTAACGGTGTAGTTAAGAAGGCTAAGACATATGGACGTGTTGTAGATAACGGTGGAGCAGCGGTTACTCGTGCATCATTTAACTCTGCACTAAAGGCTTTGCCACGTAAGTACAAGCAGCGTCGTGCTGATCTTCGTTTCTTAGTTGGATCAAACTTGATCCAAGATTTCCTATATGCAAACAGCATTGGTACTAACCAGACAATTCCACAGGATATTGCTTCAAGCATCATCCGTGGTGATGTACAGCCAGTCTCAGGACCAGCAGGTTACGTAGCACCTTACGCATTTGGTATTCCAATTGTTGAAGTTCCACTTCTTCCAGAAACACAGACTGGTGACTATTCAGGAACATCAGGCTCACACGGTGATATCCACTTGACATTCCCTAACAACGTTGTTGTTGGAATTAAGCGTGATGTAACTGTTTACCGTTTCTTCTGGCCACGCAAGGACTCAATTGAGTACACAATGTATACTCGTGTTGGCGTCCAGATCGAACAAGCTGATGCTTGGGTGGTAGTAAAAAATGTAAAAGTCGCTAGCTAATACATAGCAATCGGCTTTATGATATAATGGGTCTAGGAAACTAGGCCCATTATTCATTTTAGGAGAAACTGTGAAAAAGCATGAATTAAGATCACGTTGGGTTAAAATGTTATCTAGGTGCGAAGATCCAGAAAATCTAAGTTACGTAGATTATGGTGTAAGGGGAATCAAGGTTTGCAAGGACTGGCATGACTTTAATAAATTTTATAGTTGGTGTATAGATAATGGTATTCAGTCAGATTTGTTTCTTGATAGAATAGATAATGACGGAGACTATAGTCCTTCGAATTGTAGGTTTGTAACAAGAAAACAGAATAATAACAATAAATCAAATAACACATACCTAACTGCCTTTGGTGAAACTAAAACTTTAAGCGAGTGGATTGATGATAAAAGATGCAAGGTTGAGTACTCTACACTACAAAGAAGACTTAGATTAGGCTGGCATTCTGAAGATGCTATTTCTATTAAATCTGGAGAAGGCGGTAGGCAGTATAAGCCTAAAAAAGACTCTAAGTTTTATAAAGCCTTTGGAGAGTCTAAAACCCTATTTCAATGGTCTAAAGATGAACGCTGCAAGCCTTCGTATAAGATGTTATGGCAGCGTGTTGAGCAACTTGGCTGGCATATAGAAGATGCTATAAAAATTCCAATTAAAACTCTTTCCAAATAATGGCTCTAATGCTATAATTAATTGACCTAGAAAAAGGAGAATATAAGATGTCATTTGACACCCTAAAGGTAGCAGAACTAAAGAAAATTGCAGAGGACTTTGCAGTTGAAACAACTAGCCTAAAAAATAAAAACGATATTATTGCAGCCCTATCAGAAGAAGGCGTAACCTGGGCAGTATATGAACAAACAATTAAGAAGATTGAGGAAGAGGCGGAAGAAACAGAAGTCGCCCCTAGATTTGACAAAAATCAAAAACTGACAGAAGACATGGTTCTTGTTAGAATGACTAGACCTAATTTCCGTTATGATATTATGGGACACACATTCACCAAAGAGCACCCATTTGTAGCAATGTCATCAGACAAAGCACAAGCGATCTTTGATAAAGAGGAGGGTTTTAGACCAGCTACACCAAAGGAAGCACAAGACTTCTATAGCTAATCTAAAACGTAAATAATGGCAGAGATATATATTGATCAAACTTCACCAATTAAGACAAAAATCTTTTGGGGCGGAGAAATTGTCGATGCCGATGGAAGCGTAGTTGCAACTTTATATGATATTACAGAAGATGCAACAATTAATCCAACCGTCCCACCAGGAACAGTACAAACAACAATAACTGCAACAAAATTAGAATCAGATGCGGGAACATATCAAATTGTTTTGCCAATATCATTCTGTCGCAGGAATAGAAAGTTTAAGATTGTTTGGTCTTATACAGTTTCTGGTTCTGCTGGGTCACATACTACATATACAGATGTTGTAACTCCATATGCAAACTTAGCTGAAGTTATTGAAGATTTAAATATAGGTACAGATGTTAGTGATCCAAACTATAAAACATATCATGAATTACAAATGGCAGAAAAGTATGCACGTAAATTGATTGAATCATTTACTGCACAGTTCTTCTATTTATATGATGATACTCAAATTCTTTATGGTCATGGATCCGATATCTTGCCTCTTCCATTTAGAATATATGAAATACATGAAGTGTATGAGAATGATGTTCTTTTAGTAGATAATATTAATAATGTTAGCAACTGGGTGTATGATCCAATTATATCTGAATCTAATTTTGGCATTAGAGTAAATAGACAAGACCTGATGGACAATGTAACTTACACAGCTAATGGTTTAATCCCACCGTCAATTAATGATAGAGGATTTGCAGGAGCATTTAAAAAAGATTTTAGATATTCTGTTTCAGGACGCTTTGGTTGGTCATCGGTACCAGACAACGTAGAAGAAGCATGTATTATTTTAATTCAGCAGTTCTTTGAAAAAGATACTGCTTGGAGAAACAAGTATGTAAAGAGTATAAGTACATTTGACTGGAAATTTGACTACATGGAAGATGCACACAGAGGAACTGGAAATCTTTACGCAGATCAGCTATTAACACCATATGTAATTAATGGAATGGTAGCATTCTAAAATGGATATTGCAACATCAGTATTGCCAATGCTGCTGGATGTTTACGTACAAGCAGACACACAAGATCCAGATACTGGTGCCATGATAAAAGAATTTCAATATAGAACTACATTAAATTGTAGTGCTAAGGGAATAATCAGCAACTCTGCAACATCAAGAGGCGGGGACAGACAAGTTATGACTAATAAGTATACTAATGAACAAATGATACAAATTAGAACTGTAGAAAAGTTAAATATCAGACATAAGATTACAGCAATTAGAGACAAGAATAATAACTATATCTGGAAAGAATTAAATTATCCTTCAGAGTCTCCAACCGTATTTGAGGTTATTGGTGTCACACCAATACTTGATCCATTTGGAACAGTTATTGCACATAGCACCACAGCTAAAAGATCGGAGAATCAGGTAATTGGAATCTAGTACAGCATTAGTATCTGTAGCCAGTGGATTAGAATCATTAATGACTGGATTAAATACATCTATACTAAAAGATTCAACTGTTGCCCAAATTTCTGCTACCGTATATTATCAGGCTCATGTTATGGCAAAGCTTACTTCTAATAAAAACTTTCAAAGTAAATTTAATACAATGATATTTAATCAAATTAATGAAGATTTTGGTGCCTATATAGATGCCAAGGCAAGAACTGCACCGATAGCATTTCATCATGTCTATGAATGGAAAAAAACTGGAAACTCAGAGGCAAGATTATTTGAAATAAATAAGTTATCACAAGATGGATTGTCATTTAGACTAGGATATAATTTTAAATTATCTAAATCATTGGTTCCAACAGGCAAGGGAAAGCACAGACATGTATTTGCAAATAAAGCAGCAGTCATGGAATCTGGTATACCCGTAGTAATCCGCCCAAGGTCCGCAGAGCGACTTGTTTTTGAGGTTGATGGTTCTACCGTATTTATGCCCAAAGGGGCTGCAGTGACCGTTACAAAGCCTGGGGGGATAAGAGTAAAAGACACCTTTAAGATAGCATACAAACATTTCTTTACAGGCAATTTAGTTAACCTATCAATTAAAAAATCGGGATTCCAAAAGATGTTTAATAGTTCAATTAGTAAAGCACTAAGTATTCCCATCGACATTAAAAGAGTTAAATATTCATTCTCTGCTAATACTGTGAGATCACAGGCAAACTTTGCTTTAACTTCAGCATTTGGAGGTGCATAATGGTTAATTATAAATTAGACGCAATGCTGGAATTACGTAAGTATATTTGGAAGCGGTTAAAAGATACAGATATATTTAATGAAGATGATTACTATAGTGAGAATATAGGCGATATTACAGTTCCTATTATTCCCGTCCAACAAGTAGCGGAATTAAATCAATTTTTAAGTGGCAAGAAGCATATTGTATATGACAAGATAGGAATGTCATATGAGGACTTATGGGCTATATGCTGTGAGCAAATCCTATTTACCATCTATTCAACAGATGTCTCTGAGATAAATGAGATTAGAAACTTTATGACAGATGAATTTAGAAGAGTAGATGAGTCAGCCAGAGATGTAAACAATTGGGTAGATTTATCGGATAAATTTCAATTCTATAGTATCTTCATAGCCGACATATCCCCAACAGAGCCATCCCAAGAAATGGAAGGTTTTCTATCAGCAGACATTGTTTTAGAAATTAAATATTCAAGATTGTCTGGGGCAAACGGCAGATTCATTTAGTTTGCCTTTTTACTAAAAAAGGCCTATTATTGTACTAAGAGGAAAGACAGCCTAGCCAGCTTTTGATAGATTTATTTATGATTTTGAAATAACAGGAGGTAAAACATATGGCAATTTCAGCGCCAAATAACGCAAAGAATATTATCGTTGGTGCATCACCATTATTCCTTAGCGTTGCTACAACAGGAGATTCTTCATTAGACCCAACAGCGGGTTCAAATAAGGAAGCATTTTCTTCATCAGCATCTTATACTACAACATTAGATGCAGCAACAGCTAAGTGGAAGAATGTTGGATACACAAACAATGGTCTTCAGATTACATACAACCCAACTTATGGAAATGTAACAGTAGATCAGCTTCTTGATAGCGCAAAGCTATTCAAGGAGTCTATGGAAGTTATGATTGCAACAGAAATGGCAGAAGGCGTTCTTGAGAACGTACTTGCAGTTTTTGGGCAGCCAGGAACAATTTCAGGTGGATCAGTAACAACAGTTACAGCAGATCAGACATTAACATCTGCAGATCCAACATCTTCAACACCTAAGCAATTGGGTCTTGCAGCAGGAGCACTTCTTTCAGCACCAGTAGAGCGTCAGCTCTGTGCAGTTGGACCAGCTCCAGATTATTCAGTGGCATCTTACACAAAGAATGAGCGTGTATATTATGCACGTCGTGTTCTTTCTGTACAGCAGTCACAATTCTCGTTGGCACGTAACACTCCAACAACATTCCCAGTAACATTCCGTCTACTACCAGAGTCAGCATACGCTGGTTCAGAGTACGGAAAAATTATTGATCGAGTTTACTCATAATATCTAAATTTATTTAGATTGTCGGAAACCCCCATTAATTTGGGGGTTTTCTGCTTGTATTAGTAAGCGTGTTTTGTTATAATAATTAAGACAATCCTAGGAGGATAAATTGGCTACTAAAATCTACGACGTAGAAGAAATTGAATTACAAAATGGGGCTAAGGTAAAATTAAAGCCTCTTACAATTAAAGAGTTAAGAAAATTTATGACTGCGATTAGCAAGACCGCAGATACAAAGTCAGAAGATGAAACATTAGATATCCTTATTGACGCATGTGCAGTTGCACTAGAAAAGCAGTTACCAGAATTGGTAGCAGATAGAGATGCATTAGAAGATGCACTAGACGTACCCACAATCAATCGCATCCTTGAAGTATGCGGTGGGATTAAGATGGACGACCCAAACCTTCTAGCGGCAGCGGTTCTGGCTGGTCAGAACTAGATTTAGCCGCATTAGAGGGTGAAGTTTTTCTTTTAGGACACTGGAAGAATTACGAAGAACTAGAAGACAGTCTTTCAATGCCAGAACTGATTCAAACTTTGAAATCAATGCAAAAGACTGAGTCAGAGAAAAGAAGATTCTTAGCGTCAATCCAAGGTATAGACTTAGGAAAAGATAGCCAAGAAGAAGAAGGTCCTTCCTTTGAAGATGTACAAAGACGGGCACTTGGTATAAATGCTAGTGGTGATGACATAGTTTCATTACAAGGACAACTAGCAGCAAGTGCAGGATTTGGAATTGGAGCGGGATTAGGATACGAAAAGGGGTAGCATATATAAATGGCTGATGAAAACATAGTCACGAATATAGTCGCTAATGCTGACTTTTCAGATCTAATTGCAAATGTCAATAAGGTCACTACTAATCTTGCCCAATTAAAACAAACTCTTACAACAACTGACAAGGCACTTGCATTACAAGCAGCCAAAATTCAACAGAATTTTGCTGCAACATTAAGAAGCACAGGACAATTTTCTACACATTTTGTAAGCCTATCTTCAGATGTTGACAAGTTTGGAAAAAATTTAGATTCTGGAAAACTTAAATTAAGAGACTATTATGCCACATGGCAAAATCATTCAAAAACTGCAGGCGGCTTAATTAGAGATTTAGCAAAACAACAAGTTCAATTACAAAATTCTATTCTTCAACCATTAGGCAGAAATGCTGAAGGGTTAATGCAATTTAACGTACAGGTTCCAAGAGGACTGGACGTAACAAAGAATAAGGCTGCATTGCTTAAGCAAGAAATGCAAATAATGAACAAAGTAATTCAAGATGGTGGAGTGCAATTAATTAACTGGGGTAAGAATACTCAGTGGGCAGGACGTCAGTTAACTGTTGGACTTACTATTCCAATCGCAGCATTCGGCAAAGCAGCAGCAGATGCATTTAGAGTTGCAGACGAACAACTAGTTAGACTTACTAAAGTTTATGGTGGTGTCGCACAAACTTCTGCTGTAGAGCTAGGAAAAATTAGAAAAGAAGTTGCAGCAACAGCAAAAGATTTAGCACAACAATACGGTGCATCTTATACAGAAACTATAGCTTTAGCTGCTGATATTGCGGCAACTGGAAAGCAAGGAGAAGACCTTCTTAACTCAACTAGAGAAACAACAAGATTAGCGGTACTTGGAGAAGTTGATCGTCAAGAAGCAATGAAGGCGACGCTTGCAATTCAAACAGCATTTAATCAAAATACACAAGAGCTTTCTGAGTCGATTAACTTCCTGAACGCAGTTGAAAACCAAACCTCAACAAGCCTTGCAGATTTAGTTGAAGCAATTCCAAAAGCTGGACCAGTTGTAAAGTCTTTGGGCGGAAGCATACAAGACCTAGCTCTTTATTTAACGGCTATGAAGGAAGGCGGAATCAATGCATCAGAAGGTGCAAATGCAATTAAGTCATCTTTAGCATCTCTCATTAACCCAACTAAAGTTGCAAAGGAAATGTTCGCAGGATTTGGAATAGATTTAGGTGGAATTGTAACAAGCAATGCTGGAAATTTAACAGGAACAATTTTAGAATTACAAAAAGCGCTAGACACACTTGATCCATTAACTAAATCAAAAGCAATTGAACAGCTATTTGGAAAGTTCCAGTTTGCTAGATTGTCAGCTTTATTTGATAACTTAGGAAAACAGGGAAGCCAGACGCTACAAGTTTTAGATTTAATGAATTCTAGTGCATCAGATTTAGCAAATGTAGCTGGACGAGAATTATCACAAATCACAGAATCGGCTTCTGGTAAATATCGTAGAGCATTAGAAGGATTAAAAGCAGATCTTGCAGGAGTTGGAGATGCGTTTCTTAATATTCAAACATTCTTTATTAACTTAATTGACAAAGTAATTGAATTTAACAATAAGCTTCCAGACCCAATTAAAAAGATTTTGACATTAGTTGGAGGCTTAACAGCATTAGCAGGTCCTGCAATTATGTTAACTGGTGTACTTGCAAACTTCTTTGGATACATTGTTAAGGGAATTGCACATTTTAAGGCATTATTTAAAGGCGGAGAAGGATGGAAATTATTAACTCCTGAAATTTTAGCAGCTCAAAAAGCTGGAAATCTTATGGAAACAACATTCTATAGTGATGCTAAAGCAGCAAATATTTTAGGACAAGCGCTAGCTAATTTAAATTTAGAATTAGATGAATTAAGTAGAAAAGCAAGTTCTGGAACAATATCAGCAAGACCAGTAATTTCCACAGTTGCTGGAAATACTGTAGTTGGAGGCGGAAGAGAAGTTGTTCCAAATCATCCTTTAATAAGCGAAAGAGACACTAGATCTTTCTCTCATTTAAATCCATTAAGCAGAATGACAGCAGAAGAAAAATCTGCACAAACAATATTTGGTGTTGTTCCAGGAGCACCGTTAGTTAATCAAAAGATTAGCAATAATCCGCAGATGTATATGTCTGGAGATTTACCAAAGGTTGCAGGAGCAAGTGCAATACGTGGAGTTTCAACAGGAATTGTTGCAGAAGAAGCTGCTAAATTCCATTCAATGACTGGTGCATTAGCAATGCAATCACAACAAGAAATAGCATTGCTTAAAAAAGAAATTGCAGCAACTGGTTTAATTACAACTTCATTATCTGATTCATATCAAGCACTACTTCCAGAAATGTCAAGAATAACTTCATTGGCGGCAGCAGAGTCAGCACAAATAGTTGCAGAACTTCAAGCATCTAAAATAAATGTTGATCAAGCAAGAGCAAGGATTATTTCATTAAATCAACAGATTGAAGCAATGATGGGCCAAGCCGCAACAGGTATTGCTACCGCACAAGGAAGAACAATTAATTTAACTCAACTTCCAATTGTAGATCAACCAGCATTTGATCCAGTAACTGGAAAAGCTAACATGAAAGAGCTTACAAGACCAAGAAATAGAGGTCTTATTAATAAAATTGCGGGAGCCCTAGGAGTTAAAACTTTTGGTGCACCATACTCAATAGAAACAACTAGACCAAAAAGATTTAAAATGGGTGGAAATGTATTTTTCAATAATGGAGATCAAGTTCCAGGATTTGGAAACACAGATACAGTTCCAGCAATGCTTACTCCAGGAGAGTTTGTAATTAAAAAGGGTATTGCACAACAAGATCCTGATGGAATGAGAGCTCTCAATGACGGTCAGGCAATGATTGTCCCAGTACAAAATAAAAACCTTGGCGGAGTTATTGCAAGCCTAAGAAATAAAATGATTGCAGTAGGTGCCTCTAGAGGCGTCACAATGAGCAGCAGGGGTCATCAAAGAACAAGCGGGTTCAATGCATTTTCAACACCTGGAGCAAGACCAGGTGGATATGGGTATTCTGATTTTTCTTCATCTAGGTTTTTTAAATCTAAGGCTGGCAGAGAAGTTTCTAGATTATATGGGGCAAGGCCATTAAAGAGAGTTCGTGGCGCAGACGGCAAAATTGATAAAAGACAGTCAGAAGTAAATATTCATGCAGTGAGCCAAGAATTTTTAAACACACATGGAATGCCAACTGGAACAGCATCTACACCAGACTTACTTGGGTCTGATTTAATTGCTTTAGGGGCAACAGGCAAAATAGATCCAAATAAAAAATATAGAGCGCTTCCAGCAATGTCCGTTAGAGGATCACAACATTTTAATGAAAAATTAAACGATCAAACTGCAACATCTGCAGACTGGGTAAAAGTTGGACCAGGAAACCTAACCGACCTTGCAATGCATTTACAACATGAATTAGGGTTGCCCACATCAGTAGTAAAAAATATATTATCGGCAACTGCAAACAAAATAAACTATAAGATACTATCTAAGCGTGGAACAATAAACGAACAAGATTTTGCAAAAATAGTATTTGATTCATCAGAAGAATCAATTACATCTAATTTTAAAGCTTCAACAAACAACTGGGTTGGAATGAATGCTGGTGGAATGGTACCAATGATGGGCGGAGCGGTTACATCTCAAGGCGGAAGAAGTATTCCAGTTCCAGCACAAAATGGAAAGTACAATATGGGCGGAATGGTTCAAGGATATATTCGTGGAGGCGGAATTCCATCATTATCTTCATCAGTAATTAGTAGACTAACTTCTAAATGGAAACCAAAGAAGCAATTCTATCCACAAGGAATGCAATATACATTAGGAAACCAAGACCCACTACATGGTCCATTACAAATTGGTAGAGCAATGCATGTTGGATCAAAGGCACAGTATGATCCATTTGAAAAAGATCCATTTGCAAGAACTAGAGAAATTAGTTATAACGATCCACAGTTTGCACGTATGGCACAGGTTCCAGGATTCCCAGTTGGAACATTAGAAGATCGTGGTAAATATATACTTCGCCAATACATGGAAGGCAACTATGGAATATTAAATACTCCAGGTGCTACAGAAGCTGTGAAGTCTTTGTCAAAGAAATTTAGCGGAAATCTTTATAGAGGAGTTCGTTTAAGTAATAATAGATCAAACCCACTGCCACAAAATATTTTAGATGCTCTTACACAAGCAAGAGCAACTGGAGATTATTCAGGTTTAATTGGAAAAGAATTTATTATGCGTCGCTCTTCATGGAGTTCAGACAGAGGCGTTGCCTCAATGTTTGCTCCAGGATTTAGAGCAGACACTGAAGGTAAATCAATTTTATTAGAAGCTTTAGTAAAAAATAGAAATGTTGTGCCAGCTTCAGAAATTTTCCCACAAGCAAAATTTGCGGCACCATTTGGACAAAAGCTAACAAACAATTCAAGATCAGAAAAAGAATCTATATTTGGCGGAAAGTTTAGAATTGTTAATGCAGAAAATGGAAGACTGCAATTAGAAACAGTTGTAGATGGTGCTCGTGCAATGGGTGGTCCAGTAAATGCTGGAAGACCTTACCTTGTTGGAGAAAATGGTCCAGAGCTATTTGTTCCTAGAAATGCAGGAGGAATAATTCCAGGATACCAAGATGGCGGAGCAGTTGGAGCATTTACCGCAGGATTAAAAAATCCTTATGGCAAAGGAATTGTTTCTAACATGTCTGGAAGACCAATGGGAATTGGTGCACAAATGGGAATTGGTTTAGCTGGTGGAATTGCAGGACAGATGGTTGGTGGACCTACTGGTATGGCAATATCAGTTGCATCAAACATTATTCCAATGATGACAGCCATGAAAGGATTTGGTAGCCTAATACCTTCTGTAGCTAAAGTAGCAAGCATTCTAGGTAGATTAACAATTCCTGGTGCAGTAATTGGTGGACTTACAGCAGCAGTAATGCTTATTAATAAATTTAGAAAAGATGCTGAAAATGCTGGTAAAGTTAACCGTGCAATGTTTGGCGGGACAAAAGAGCAGCTTGCAGAAGTAGGAATTCAATATACATCTATATCCGACAGAATTAAGGATATGAATACCCAGCTTGAGTTAAATAAAGCTAAAATTGAGTCTTCATATAATTCATTTACAAAAAGCGGTATACCTGGACTTACACTTACAATTCAACAATTAAAAGATGGAATTGAAAAAGCTAAGACTAGTGCAAAAGAAACTGTAGACCTATTTAATAATGCAGATACATCACAAGTTAATGAATTAGCCACATCAATGAAGGCACAATATGTAGCTATGGGCATGAGCGTAGAAGAAGCTACAAATACAATCTATACACTTGTTGCCGCTTCAAATAAAGCAAAGCAATCGCTTGGAGCAATAACATCATCTGGCTTTAAAGAAATCACAGATAGGGCAAGTGCCGCAACAAGCCAAGTTGAAAAACTTGGAAAAGTTATTGAAGGGGCTAAAACATTTAATGCAGAAGAGTTTAATGTTGGAATGGATGTTGTACTTAATGGACTAAATTCATATAAAGATTCTCTTACTACTATTAAAGACAAAAATGGAAAAGTTAAAACAGAAACAGAAGCTTTAGCAGAAACAATTGAAAAAATTAAGGGATCTACAGGAGCTACAGCAAAGATTAATGATCAAAACTTAGAAGCTTATAAAATGCAAAATCTTGAAATGGCTTCTATTTTAGGCAAGTCAGAATCTATATTAAGCATATTTTCTAAGTATCAATTAGTTGCAGCTGGTTTAAGTGATGTTATGGATATTGGCGCAATGACTGGTGCTGAAGCTATATCAGTTGCTGCTGGATATCAAAAGGTAAAAGATGCGGCCACTTCAGTTGTATCAGAAACTGCAATAGGTAAATTAGTTGCCACAAGAGTTAAAAATCAAGGTAGACTACAGGATATTGTAAAAGCCTCAGCAAAACAAGATAGCTCTTATTATGATAATGCTATAAAGAAAAATCAAAAACTTATTGATGCTTTAGAAGAAGAAAGAAAAAAAAGATTAGAGATACTTGATCTTCAAGAACGCTCACAAAGTTTTGAAACATCTATAAAACAGGCACAGATTAAATATCAGGAAGCACTTGCTTCTGGAGATATGGCACAGGCTGCTCAAGAACAACTTAATATTCAAAAGATTAGATCAGACAGGGAAAGAGAGCTAGCAAGAAAATCAATTAATGATAAATTTGATGCTGAAAGAAAAAAACTAGAAGATGAAATAGAAAGACTTCAAAATCAAAAAGATGCTAAGTCAAAGGCTGCATCAGGCGCAGCGGCTGGAGCAGCAAGAGCTGTAGAAGACACACAGTCAGCAAAAGATTTTGAAGCAGAAATTATTAGAATTGTTGCTAAATATGGTGGCAAGTTTACTCCAGATGCACAAAAGGCATTAGCGGCATCATTTAATGCTGCTAAATCTAGCAAAGATACTGGCCTTGCACAGGCTGCAACACAAATGGAAAAACAGTATATTACTGGAACAAAGACATACGAGGGATCTCCAGGAACTGGAAGCGTAACAGTAACTAAAGATAAGTATCAGTCTATGTTTGAAAACTTAAGCGCATCAACTTTAGGTAGAGCTGAATCAAATGACAAGTTCTCAAAGGCGGTTGAAACTTTTGTTGATGCAGTAAATGTGTTTACTGGAAATACTAATTCAAAGGTTACAACAACTGGAAAAACAACTGGTCAGTCTAGATATCAAGGATCAGTTGATGTTATGGGCAAGCCAGGCGGAACAGTAGAAAAGATTGGCGGAATAACCTATATTTATGATAATATGGGAAAGAAGTATGATATCACCACACCAGCTGGAATTAAATTAAGAGCAGTATTTAAAAAGGCTATGGGCGGATACATAAGTGGAGCAGGAAATGGAACATCTGATTCAATTCCTGCAATGCTTTCAAATGGTGAATATGTAATAAATGCTAAATCTGTAAAGTCAGTAGGAATGCCTATGCTTGATAGAATTAATAAAATGGCTATGGGTGGCCCAGTTTATAATGTTCCAGCATATTCAATGGGAGGAAGAGTTAAATATAATAATGGGGGTATGGCAACTTCTTCAAACTCCCTGTATAATATTAACGTTACACTTAATGGAACAGATTTGTCTGCAGATGATGTAGCAAATGCAATTGAAAGAAAGATGAAATTGCGTGAAGCAACAATTGGAAGGGGGAGAAACTACTAATGGCAGCAATGACATTACCTAAAGGTGCACTCCTTCAAATATACGGAGTAGATGCAACCGCAAATGGCGGGGATGGAACTACAAAATGGAATACAGTAACAGATCATAATCGTGGTCAATTTACAATAAATCATAATAGAATTGAACAATCAAGAAGAATGGCAAATGGAACTTTACGCAAGTTTTTTGTTGCAGATAAAGAAGCGTTTAATGTTTCATGGGATCTAGTACCATCATATAGAACAGCAACAGTTGATGGATATTGGGGAGCTGAGGATCTAAGAACATTTTATAACAGCACTCTTGGACAAGGCACGTTTGACATACGCATCAATTATGCAAAAAATGGATCAAGCCAGGTATCTTCTGGATATGAAACCTTTACAGTTTCATTTACAGATTGCTCATTTGATCTAGTCAAGCGTGGAGTTCAAGCACACTGGAATATATCTCTTTCAATGGAAGAGGTCTAATCTTGCCTACAAATCTTGAAAATGTATTTTACAATAATACAACAGTAAGAACTGATGTAGGATGTACCATTGAATATAATATGAATTCTATGATTGATGGTATTACTGCAAGTACAACTGCAACAAAGGAAGATTATATTGGTGGTATAAATTATTTATCAACAACACCAATTAAAGTAAATCCATTTAAAAAGCTTTTCCCAGTTGATTCTGTAATAAAGCCATTTAGACCTTCAGGACCAGGCATTAAATATTTTATTGCCCTTCCAAGCGACACAACAACATTTTCTGCTTTTAGAACATTGCAGTATCCAAACACACAGCCTAGAGTTTATTATCCTGGAATTAGCACAACTTATAAATATTGGGTAGCTCCCAAGAATGCCGCCGCAGATTTAACAGTAACATATAAGCAGGCCTCCAACCCAGTAACTGGAAACAAAAATGCTGTAGCAAATAAAATTATAGTCAAATTTGATAAATACAATCAACTTCCAACAACGTATACAATTACTATTACAAAGTCTGATAACTCAACACAGGTGCTTGGCCCTACAAGCACACCAGCAAGCGGTCTGGTAACCCTTTACTACGGCGGCTCATCTTGGTCAGCGACGGCACCAACAGAGCCAATTACATATGCAACACCACAAGCTATTAAATCAATTCGTGTTCAAGCAACAAATCCAGGAAACGGAAAAGTAATAGCTATTATTGAAGTATCAGCTAGATGGATAAAGGACATATCTTCAGACATAGTTTCATTAGACATTACTAAAGAATCTTCATCTAATCCATCAGACATATTGCCAGTTGGAACAGTTACAGCAAACAACATAGATTTAAATCTATCTAAATATAACCAAACAACCCTACAGACACTTCCATATAATAGACTGTCTGCATCATTTGATACAGACAAGATATATATGTTTAAATATGCAGAACTAAAGCCATACATTAAAGTATTTCATTCAAATGGAGCAATAACTTCTGGATCTGATAAATACGATAAAGTTGAGCAAGGCATTTATTATGTTGACAACTGGTCTATTTCAGAATATGGAGACGTTAGGGTAGTTGCTTTAGATGGAGCAAAGTATTTAATGGAAACGCTTTGCCCAGATATATTATGTGAAGACTTCCCAGTAACAGCAATTATAAGAAGGCTGCTAGATTCAATTGGTTTTGTTGATTACAATTTTAACTTAAAGTCACCAGATACGTCCGTACCAATTGTAAACTATTGGTGGACAGAAGACAATCAAACAGTTTGGGAAGCAATACAAATATTGTGCAGAGACATTCAAATGAATGCATTCTTTGATGATGAAGGTATCTTGCAATTTTATAGCAGAGATTACATTTATGACTCAACAAGATCTTCTACATGGTCATTCTATAGCGAAGCAGAAGGATCAGCATTGCCAAATATAATTTCTTTTAGTCAAGATGAAATTGCCTCTGGAAACCAAGTAAAGATTATTTGGAAAACCCCTCTCAAATCTAATTATGTTCAAAGCTCTGGACCACTTTGGGAATCACCAACAACATTTCTTTCGGCGGGTGGACTTAAGTATCCAATTCAAGCTGCAACCAGTGTTGCAGATTTAAATAATCTAACTAATGCAACCACATATCCAGGACTTCAAATTGAAACAAAAACAATTGACAACTATAGCCAATATCAATCTATATTTAATTTTAATGGCTACCTATTAATTGATTCAGAAATATTTGAATTTGACGCATTGCAATATCAGTATGTTGATAAAAATGATTCAAGCTCAACCCCCACATGGATTCCTGTATGGATAGAATCACAATCAGATGTAAGTAAATATAGATATTTATCAAAACCAGGATTTCAAGATCCTACAAGACCAGAAAGCGCATACTTTAAGCCAACTAATAGAGTTCGTGTAAAATCAAGAGCAGCGCTTGGAACAACTGCAGCATTTCATAGCGCAACTGCAACAGACGCTTTAAGTCAATGGACAGGAAGAACTATAACATGGACAACTGGAGGTAAGAAATAATGCCAGGCGCATATGATGTAGATTATCAATATAAAGAAACCTCAAGTTTACCTGTTGGCTCATCAACGTCTTTACTAATATCAAGTCTAGTTGTAAATCAAACGGGCTCTACAGAAGTAGAAATATCATTTTCAAAACTTGAAACAAGCGTTCAGCCAACAAGCGTTGAAATAACTGCACAAAAATTGCTAGATAATGGATCAAATGACGGTGCACCAATAATATCCACACAAGCAATTGCAAACAGTTCAGACGAATTGTTATTTACATTGGGTGGACTAACTGCTGAAAGAAGGTATTTGTTTACAGTTCAAGCAAAAAGAAATACAACTTATGGCAATCTTTTATCTACACAAATTGAATTGGCATCTAGCACATTTAATGGTAAGGTTATAGGAACAACACTGGACCCTAAAAATATTGGTCAGGGCAAGTCATACTTAACAATAACAAATAATACAAAAGTAAAAGATCAGTTTGCCGTATCAAGTAGAGAATTTGAAGCAATTACTCTTCCAACACAAACAAAAACATTTTTGACTGGAACTTATTCTGTAGATCAAGCCATGAAAAATAATGCAGAGTCTTATTTTTCTTTTGGAACAACTGTATTTATGGAATCAATTAAAGACTCAACTCCAGGTGCAGGTCTAGGATTTTTTGTTAATCAGGAAGCAACCTCTGGCTATTTTGTTGTAGTAGAATCAACCAGCTTATCTGCTTCACAGGATAGAAAATCAATTAGAATAATTAAAACTAATGGCACAAAAATAAAAGTTTTAGCAGATTCTCAAAAAAGCACAACTAGCACATTTGGCGGAGTATATGGAGCAACCTCATATTCAATTGATGTTAAGGTTAAAGTAAAGAATTTAAATGTAGAAATAATTGCATATGTTAATGGTTTTAAAATAATGGCAACAGATAGCACTACTGGTACGGGATTAGATGAAATTATTCATCCAACAAAACGTGTTGCTCTAATGGCTACAAGAGGAACAGCAGCATTTGATTATGTTTATGGAACAGATATAGATACAGCAAGATATAATGATGCTGCTTATAAAATTAATTTTTACGAAGGACAATTTTCTAATGATGTCGTAGATGTAGCATTTGGAGAAACTCTATACAACGCCTCACTTGAAGGCGATGAGTATGATAAAAAGAAAACTATGGTTGATGAATTTGGAACGGTTGTTAGAGAAATTACAACGGCTAAAGTTAAGTTTGACAGTAGACCAACATTCCCAGTAAAGTGGACAACTGGCGGAAACCCATACGCTAAAATATTGGCATCAAAAATATCTAATTTTTCAGCAGAAGCATACCTATTAAATAATACCTCTACAACAATCCCCTTATCAGATAATGAAAGTTCATACTTTTATATTTTTGGAAATACGCTAGGAATGTCTGGAGATCTAGAATATACAACAGAAGAAGTATCTGATTATACATCTAAAGAACCAATTCAATTTCAATCAATGTGGCTTCAAAATTTAACTGATGTTGAGTCATTAGCGGACTGGATTAAAAATACTGTTGTAAATAGAGGCAAGGTGGTATCTATGGATGTGTTTGGAAATCCTTTTATATCAGTAGGAGATTTAATCACTATAAAATATTTGTATCAGGGTTTTGCTGGAACAGAAAAATTAATTGTAACTAGAGTTACGCATAGATATAATGCAGGATTGGAGACCTCTATCACTTGCCGAACTTTATAGTCGACCAAATGGTATAATAAAAAAATGAGCAAAAAAGATAATTTGTCTAGAGTTTCCAAAGCGGCCATTGTTCGTGGAGCACCAATTGTTGTAACTACAAATGATGAATTTATATCTTTTTATGACCCATCACAATTTTTAGTTAAAGATGGCGGTAAGATACAGTATACTAAATTTAGTCCAGGATCTCCATTTGCAAGCGCTTTTGCATCAACACCAACTGGAACAATAAATGATGCGACAGGCAATAAAACACAAATTGTACCTATTGAATTACCAGATGTTCCTAATTTAACAGATATTGAATTAGTTAGTTCAACAAAATATTATGATCCAGTAACTAAAGTAGAAAAAGCAAAACTTGTTATTAAGGTAACAAATACAAGTAAAGACAAAGCAAACATTGAGGGGGTAGACGCAAGGATTTATAATCCTTCCGAAAAGCTATGATTAAAGGAACCTATATATTCTATCAGGATGGCAAAGAAATATGCCGTTCATCCAATGTTGTGACCAAGTTTGGCAAAAGATTTTTAACTAATTTTATTGCAGGCAACATTGCTAATGCTAATAAAGATTTAGCTTTTGGCGTAGACCGCAAGGAAGCACTTGTAACTGCAGCCTCTGCAGCAGCAGGCACAGTTACATATACAGCAAATAATTATTTTACTGCTGGAAATACTGTAAGCATTTATGGTCTTTCAACGTCTGCATTTAATTTAACAAATGTAACAGTTGCTTCTGCTACTACAACTCAATTTACGGTAACAAATGCAGCAACTGGAACTGCAGTTTCTGGATCAACATCGGGACGGGCATTTAAAAAAGCTACAGATGGAGATACAAGATTAGGATTTGAATTTTATAGACTTCCTATTCAATTGGCAAGTACAGATATTCAAACATCTGGTGCAACAACAACATATTCAGTTGTATATAAAACAACAATTCCACAGGATGTTTCTGGTATTATTTCAGAAATTGGTTTATATCCATCGGCAAGAAGTTCAGTAAACAACTTTGATAGCAAGTACCTTGCAGATTTTAATGATGCATTTGATTGGACTGATGCAAATGGGGATCATCCACCAGTTTCAACAACTGGACAAAAAATTGGAGACAATGTAATTGTTTTAGAATCTAATGGTACTTCTGCTATGGAGTATACACAAAATATTAACCCAATTGATTTTTCAGGATATAGTGTTAATGATTCAATTACATTTGCATATGATAAACCAGAAGCAGATGTTCAGAGCATTAAGATTAGATTTTATAGCGAAGCTACAAAATATTATGAAATTACAATTACTCCACAAACAGGACTTGGATATAAAATTGTTCCAGATATTTTAATGAGTACGGTATTTGCAGGAGCAGTTAATTCACCAGATAAAACAAATATTAATAAAATTGGTATTATAATTACACCAACATCTGGAAATGTAACATCAATTGGAGCGGACGGATTAAGAATAAATGATGAAGATACGTTTGACCCAACATTTGGAATTATTAGCAGATCAACATTGGCTACTCCATTAACAAAAATAAAGGGAAGACCAATAGACGTAGAATACATTTTAGATTTGGATTTCTAATATGGCATATGAAGACCTATTAAAAGATACATCAGAGTCTAAAGATGATGGTAATTATTTTTTAGTTACTATTACAGATTTAGATTTAGGCACTGCATATCCACTTCAATTTAGATGGAAAAATAAAAATGGTACATTGGGTGCATGGAGCTCAGTAAAAACATTTGTCAGTGAATATGCAACAATTCCATCAGAACCTAATTTAGCAGTTGGAGATGTTGTTGGTGGAGCAGGATTTATCAAAGTAACATGGGATGGAAAAAATGCTTTATCTGCCAATGCATCTAATTTTGATAGAGTAAATGTTCATATATCTGGAACAACATTTGGAGATGGCACAAAGCCTGCTGGATTTTTTAAACAGGCTGGCACACAAACATTTGCAGCAGTTGCTGGAACATACATAGTTCAATTAAAAATATTAACAGTAAATGGATCAGAGTCTTTATATAGTACAGCAAGAACTGTTACTGTAACTTCTGCAGCACCAGCTGCCGAATCCTCAGTAACTCCATCTACTCCAACAGTCTCCTCTGTTCTTGGAGCAATTCAGTTGTCATGGAACGGTAAAACTTCAACTGGAGCAGATCAGCCATTTGGCTTTAATGCTGCAAAAGTTTATGTTGGCACTTCTGCTGGATTTACTCCATCATCATCTAATCAAGTAGATGTATTAAATTTTGCTAACGGACAAAATACTTTAAATATTGGTGTTGGGACGGTTGTAAATGGAACTGCTTTAACATATGGAGTAGATTATTATGTAAAAATTGCAACCACAAATGGTACTGATACATCAACAGCAGTTTCGGCAAGCGGAAATCCAGTAAGAATTGGTCAGGTAACCAGCGGAGATATAGTTACAATAAATGCAGATAAAATTGCTACAGGAACTTTGTCTTCTGGCTCAACAATAACAGTTGGAAGCACATCTGGAAAACATATTAAGTTATCTGGAACTGGCGATCCATTTATTATTTATGGTACTGGCGGAGTTGCAAATCCAGTTCTTAGTTATAATGGAGACAAGCTTACAGTTGTTGGAGATGGTACATTTAGCGGAGCCTTATCTGCAGCAACAGGAACTTTTGCAGGAGCCCTATCTGCCGCAACAGGATCATTTAGTGGAACAATAACTGCATCTGGCGGAAGTATTGGTGGCATTACAATTGCAGCAGATGGTATACAAAATTCTGGCGGCACATTTAAATTAGATAGCAGTGGAATAATTAGAGCTGGATCGTCTACTACTAACGCAGTTATTATTAGTCCCACACTTGGCGTATATCATAGCTCAAACGGAGGATCAACCGCATCTGGTAAATTTACTCTTGGATTAGCGTCAAGCACAATTTCTGGGTGGACAATAAATACAGACTCAATATCTTCACCTAGCGGAAATGTTTTTTTATATTCTGCTGGAAAAACTGGAGATGCAACTTTAAGAATACAAGCTGGATCTTCAGGACAATTTAAAGTTTATGACGACGGAAGTCTATATGCAACAAATGCAAATATAACTGGAGCAATTACAGCAACATCTGGTTCTTTTACTGGAACAGTTACGTCTACAGCTGGCAGAATTGGTGGATGGTATTTAGGCTCAACTTATTTAAGCAATATTGATAATATCTCTGGAGACTACTATTTAAATTCATCTAATGGAAACATGGCAATGAATAGCGTTATTTTTAAACAATCTGCTGGATCAAATGCAATTGATTTAACTTATGGATCTGATTTAAGAATGCGTGGAGGAACTGTGTATCTTGGATCTGGCGGTTCTATAGAAATGTCATCTGCATCAATTAAAACTGGTGCAGGAGATATCATTGATGCTAGTGGAAATATTGCATCTCAGGGAGTTTTAACTGTAAGCACAGTTGGCACAAAGGGTTCTTATAGCACCTCAAATGATAACATTGCATTAATAGGAGTCGGTGGAACTTCAGTTGTTGGAAGACTTTATAAGGTAACATCTGTTTCATCAAGACAGTTTAAAGAAAATATAGAAGATATTGAAAATGTTGATTATTTAAATATTATTAATTCTTTAAGGCCAGTTAAATTTAATTATAAGCCAGATATTGTAGAGGATCCAGAAGTTAAGGTATATGGTTTGATTGCAGAAGAAGTTGATGAAATTCCTGGAGCAGATGTTTTAATAACATATAAAGACGAGGAAGTATACTCAGTTAAATATGACAGACTTCCGCTTGCCATGATTAAAGCCATTCAACAATTATCAGCAAGACTTGACGCCCTAGAAGGATAATGTTATCCTTAGTACTAATAGATTGGAATAATAATGTCAACAAAGGCAGAATTAATTATCACCGCCCTTCAGCAACGCATTGGAGAGATTGTAGCAAATTATGAAACTCAGATTGCAATACTACGGGCAGAGCTTACTCAGCTTATGGAAAAAGATGTTCAAGAAGAAGCCACAGAAGATAGTAACTAGCCCCACCATTTTTCCGTCAGGTATTGCAGTAAAAACCGATAAAGGAATTTACTGGATTAAAGACGGCAAGAGGTTTAAGCTTATATCAGACAGGGCTGCAAAGTCTTGGCTGTTTACTACCGTAGAAGCAACAGAGTCTGCTTTGGCTGGAATGAAGCTAGCAGGTAAGTTGGGATTCAGAGACGGCACCTTGATAAAAAACATAGCAGATGGTAAACTATATTTAATATCACAAAATAAGAAAAGACATATTGTTGATCCAGATACATTTAATAAATATGGTTTGGATAGATCACAGGTAGTAGAAGTAAGTGCCTTTGAAACAAGTATGCATGAATTAGGAGAAGATCTATAATGCCAACGTTTGAGACAATTACATTTAATGAGGGTGAACCTCTAGATCCAAATAAATTAAATAAGCTGCAGGAAAACATTGTAAATACTTATGCTACTGCTAATAATTTATTTAACTCAACGCTAGATGGACAAACATCTTCATTTAAGGCAATTACAAATGCTGGAACTATAGAATGTACTGGTGTTTCAAAAGGAACCACAAAGTCTTTTGATTTAGATCTAGGTACTGGCTTTAGCAATGTTTCTTCTAATCCACCACGCATTGTTGTTTCTTTGTCTGGCGGACTTGGAACTGGAGACTCAGTAACTCTTTCAGTTGCTGGTGCTGCTACAGCTTCACCAAAGCTATGGGTATCAAATGTTAACTCTTCTAAAAGCACATTCAATGTAACATTTATTGCAGTACAAATGGTTCAGTCTTAAGGATTGACAATCAGTAATCATATGTTACAATTACTGTAACATCTAAGTCACGTATTCGTGGCTTTTTTAATTATTAAGGTAATTTAATGTCAAACGATTTAAAGTGGATGCTATCATCCGATCAGCAATTCCCGTACCAAGACGATAAGATGATTGCTCTTTGGTTTAAAGTAATGAAGTGGTTTAAACCAGATGTAGTAGACTACCTTGGAGATACAGACGATCAAGCTTGTTACAGTAAGTATACAGAGGGACGTTCTGCTGAGTTTATGCAATTGCATAAAGATGATAGCCGCGACTTGATTGTTCCAATGATGAGGCATGAGGCAAAAGGCGCTAGAGATTTTTATGCCAAGACAAGAGAGATGCTGCCAGACGCACAATTATTTTCAGCACTTGGAAATCACGATGTTAGAATTTTTAATTATGTCGATGCAAAGCTTCCAGACTATTTAAATGATGTTACACCAGAATCATTATGGTCTTTAGATTCATTAGGCTACGATTATATCTACTATAACGAATTGCCAGAGAAACGATTTGGAGATATCCACGTTCACCACGGACTTTCAATTTCAGCAACAGGGTCTGTAAGAAAAGATATGGAAGACATGCAGGTTTCACTAATTAGAGGGCACTCACACAGAATTGCTTCACATATGGTAACATATGAACTTAGAAATAATGGAGAAGGTGAGACTTTACGTGGATATGAGATTGGTCACATGTGTGATGAAAAGGGACCAGGAATGAAATATACTCAACATCATGACTGGCAAAAAGGTTTTGCTATTGCACACATTGAAAACGGAGAGTATCCACACGTTCAAATGATTCATGTATCTCCAAATTATACATGCATAGTTGATGGAAAGTTGTTTAGTCTATAATGAGATGTAAGAAGTGTGACGGCAGAGTATTCATTGATAGAGTATTCTCACAGAAACTACATATGGAGCTATTCTGCGTTATGTGTGGAAAAAGATGGATGATTAATAAGGAAACGAATGCGCTTGCAAAATGGCTAGACAACAGAGAACTCCAACACCGAAAAAGTTTCTCTATTTCTTCTTAAATGACAAGATACATAAAGTATTAAAGTCATCAAGATCTAGGGATGAACTTGTTGCATGGTGCTATCCAGATAAAAAACGTGTTATGTATTCTTATTCTCAAGTAATTAAATACATGGAGAATGCTTTTACAACGGCTCAGGTCGGGGAAATACTAGGAAAGCACAAAGTAACTATTGAAGACTACATACTTGAAGGAAAGATCAGGGTGCCTCATAGAGTTTATCCGATTGGAAATCCAGATAGCAAATGGTCTAAATATATGTTTAATCAAAAAGACATATTAGAATTACATCAATTTATTTTAGATGATGGGCACTCTTCAAAATTGCCTTCAAAAACTGAATTGTTGGCTATTCTCAAACACAATACTATATTGTATACTAAGACAGAAGATGGAAAGTTTGTACCTGTATGGAAGGCGGAGTAATGACAACAAAAGTAAAAGTAGACCTATCCTTTACAAGGAACCTAGGTAACTATGAAAGTATTAAGATAGGCATAGGAGTAGAGGATGATTTGCGCCTTGGCGAAAATGTTGAGTCTGCCACTGAAAGAGTATATAAGTTTGTAGAAGATAAGCTTATTGAAAAAACTCGTGAGGTGGAGGAAGAATTAAAGCGTGGAAAATAAAAAAGAACCCTACGTTTTGATCAGCCTATATCAATCTTTATATAAAGAAAAATATGGTCGCACACCACAAATAAATAAATTTCGTGAGAAGTGGGCTATGCAAGATGTAATAGATAGTGTAGGATTTGATCGTGCAAAGGAACTTTTAGTATATTATTTTTCATTGCCAAAGGGCGGGCACCCAATGCAATTTTTTTTCTATAACTTTGATAGAATGGATATTGTAGAGATTGAAGCTCAAAAAGATAAAGAAAGACGTCGTTTGTTATTAGAAGAAACGAAGAAGATGGTTGAGAATGGCGGAATAGAATGAATACAGAAGCAACACTAATTTCTGCCGTATGTAAGAATAAAGACATAAGCACATTATTAGCAGACAACGTAGATGAACTATTTACTTCCCATAGAGATATCTGGGAAGGGCTTAAGTCATATTATTATAAGTTTAAAGCAGTACCAGAAGCTGGCGTACTAATTGAAAAGTTTAAAGACTTTGAGCCAGTAGAAGTAAAAGCAGAAACTGGATACTACCTTGATAAATTAAAGAATGAATTTTTATCAAATAGACTAAAGAGCATTTTAATTAAAAGCGGATCAATGCTTAAAGAAGATGCTGCTTCAAGAGTGCTTGCAGAAATGCAAAGCCAGTTGGCAAACTTAAGTAGGTTTACAAACAATGTTCGTGATTTAGATATTACTGATGCAGAGTCAGCAATTAGACATATGGATGCACTCAAAGCACGCTCTGATGAAATGGGTGGCTCTCCAGGAATTAAAACTGGATTCGAAGCAATTGATTTAGCATATCCAACAGGAATGGCTCCAGGACATTTAATTGTAGCGATTGGTTGGCCAGGCCGTGGTAAGACATGGTTCACATCATATTTAGCATGTAAAGCTTGGGAGCAAGGCTTCAAGCCAATGATTGTGTCTCTTGAAATGTCTCCAGAAAATATGCGTGATCGTATTTACACAATGCTTGGTTCTGGTTTATTTAAAGCTAGCGATTTTTCTAAGGGCGATATTAATATTGATGATTTTCGTTCATGGAGTACAAAGAAGTTTGAAAATAAAAATAGTTTCATCCTTGTTTCAAATGAAGGTAATACAGAAGTAACACCAGCAACAATTCAAGGTAAGATCGATCAGCATAAGCCAGACCTAGTCATTCTTGATTATCATCAGTTGTTTAATGACAACAAGAGAAGCAATTCAGAAGTAGAACGCAACCGTAATATTTCTCGTGAGTTTAAATTACTTGCAGTATCAAATAATATTCCTATCATTGATATTACTGCAGCAACTGCTGATGACATATCTGATCAAGACAATCCTCCTATGATGAGTCAGGTTGCCTGGTCAAAGGCTATTGAGTATGATGCTGATATGGCTATGGCTGTTCACAGATATCCAGGAACAAATATGATTGAGGTGGTGTCAAGAAAAAATCGCCACGGTCATGAGTTCGGTTTATATCTAGATTGGGATATCAATAGAGGTATCGTCAAAGAGATTTATGAGAATCCATTCCAAAATGACTCACAGAAGAATTAAAAGATTTCAAATAAATGTTGATTTTTATGACAATGCACAGCTAATTAGTTTAAGACCACAGTACGAAAATTTATTAACTCATGACATGAGATCAAAAGGTTATGTCAAGGTACTTGACATAGACCCAGCATTTTCGATAGAATTCACAGGTGAGACATGGAAGTTCTTAATGACCCTTCATGGCGTTTATGTAGGAAAGAAGAAGGCATGGCAATCAGAGGGTATAACACAAGGGAAATTGATTCCACGCAATATTCTCCAGCCCACATCAAATCAATCTTAAAAGAACTTGGTTTAGATATAGTTGGAGAAACTTCAAACGATTACTTGTGCTATTGCCCATTCCATTCTAATAGACACACATCAAGTTTTAGCGTAAGTCGTGAGAAGGGTGCATTTATTTGTTTTAATCCTTCATGTGGTGAGGCTGGCACCCTACTAGAACTAATTAAAAGAGTAACACACAAGAATGACTTTGAGGCAATGAGATTTATATCTGCAAAAGAAACAGAGTCCTTAGAAAATTTTGATGAATTGCTAGCAGATGCAATGGAAGATAAGCCTATGTTTGAAGAATTTTCACAAGAGACATTAGATAGGCTGCATGCGGAATTGATTGAAGTATCAGAAGGAAAGAATTACTTTAAATCTAGAAGTATATTTAACCAGTCTATTATTGATTTTAATTTAGGATATTCTAAAAACACTGGCATGGTCACTGTTCCAGTACATAGTCCAGACGGAATGCCAATAGGAATTGTTGGAAGATCAATTGAGGGTAAGTCATTTAAGAATAGCACCAACCTTCCAAAGAGCAAGACAATGTTTAATGTGCATAGGGCTAAAAAAATTGGAGACCATGTCATAGTAGTTGAGTCCAGCTTTGACGCAATTAGAATTCATCAGGCTGGTTTTCCAAATGTTGTTGCAACATTGGGTGGGTTTTTGTCTAAAGAGCAGCAACAAATACTAAATAGATATTTTAATAGAATAACAATTATGACAGATGCAGATCTTGCTGGAAGAGAATTAGGTTTAAGTATAGCCAATAAACTTAGAACAAAAGACATCTTGTGGGCTTCTTATGGATATGGTAAGATATATCCACATGATGCAAAAGATGCTGGCGATATGACTGATGAAGAGATTAAAGCCTGTATTAAAAATGCTGTATCCGATATAGAATACAGATCTTGGGATAAATGATATAATAGTAATACAGATGGATTTATACCATCAACTACATAAGGAGATAAAATGGGTATCGTTAAAGGACTAAAAGATTTAAATAAGGCACTAGATAAGCCTTCGTACAACGAGTCAGATTCTACAAAGGGTCGTTGGGTAAAGCTAGAAGACGGCGAAAGCGTTAAGATTAGATTTCTACAGGAGCTTGATCCTGATTCGCCAAGTTATAATGAAAAGAACGGCTTAGGTTTTATTGCCGTTGAACATACAAATCCAAAAGATTACCGACGTAAGGCACTCTGTACTATGGAAGATCAGGGCAAGTGCTGGGGTTGTGAACAACATCGCAAGGACTTTAAGGCAGGATGGAAGGGTCGTTCACGACTTTACATTAATGTTCTAGTAGATGATGGCAAAGAAGATCCGTACGTTGCAATTTTATCACAGGGTAGCAGCGGAAAGACTGTTACTCCAACATTAATTGAGTATGCTGGCGAAATGGGAAGCATTACAAATTTGATGTGGCGCATTAAGCGAAGTGGTACAAAAACAGATACAAGTTATACAATTATCCCACTTGCTAAAGATGAGTCAGAATTTGATTACTCATCATTAGAATTGTATGCACTTGAAACATCTGCTGTAAGAGACCTACCTTACACAGAACAAGAGGGATTCTTTTCAGGAGAACCTTCAGGCGGAGAGAATCAGGCATCAACTGCTACAAGTAGCAGCTTAGACTGGTAATTAAGCTATGGCAGGGGCAAAGCCCCTGCCATAAGTTTGACATACACCATTACTATGCTATAATTGACTTATGGATAAAATAAATAAATCAGATTTATATTGGGCTGCTGGATTTTTTCAAGGAGAAGGATATGCTGGAATTGCAAAAACTAAAAGAAAAGTAAAAGCAGACTATCAGTATATAAGTTTAAAAATTACTCAGTACTACGATAGAACTCCCCTTGATACTTTTTATAAAATATTTGGAGTTGGTTCAGTATTAGGTCCGCATACAAAAACCCGTGGAGATAAAGAAGTTTATCAGTATGTTGCATCTAATGACGATGCAGAAACAATATTATTAAAAATCTTACCGATCTTAACAGGTAAAAAATATGATCAAGTTTTAAAAGTTATTGAAGACATCCAAGAATACAAAAGTATAGAAAGAAAGATGCCAAGGAATACCAAAATTTATTGCCCGAAAGGGCATGATTATGGTAAAGTAGGATATATAAATCCATATGGATATACTGTGTGCAAAACATGTCACGCAGAACAAAAGAGAAAGCTAAGGCGGAATGCAAAATAATTTTACTCACCTTCATTGCCATAGTTATTATAGCCTTATGGATGGACTTAACTCTCCTCTCGAACTTGTTCGTGCTGCAAAAGATGCTGGGCAAACTGCAATTGCAATCACAGATCACGGCACATTATCTTCACATCGTGAAATGCAAATAGCAGCAAAAGAATTGGGCATCAAGCCAATTCTTGGAGTTGAGGCTTACATCTCCCCAACTGATAGATTTGATCGTTCATCTAAAACAGATAAGTCAATTCAGGCTTACAACCACATCATCCTTCTTGCAAAGAATAAGAAGGGTCTTGAGAATATAAATATTTTACAGGAACTTGCTTGGAACGAAGGCTTTTATCATAAGCCACGTATTGATAGAGAGGTGTTAAAAGAATATGCAGAAGGTATTATTGTCCTTTCTGGTTGCCTTAATGGACTTATTTCTAAGTCTATTGAGAAAGGCGAATTCTCAGAAGCCAAGCTTATACTCAAGGATTTTAGTAAGACTTTTTGTGACGATTTTTACATTGAGGTGCAATCTCATAATCCGCATGAAATAAATTCAAAGCTACTTGAGTTAGCAGATGAACTTAAAATTAAGGCGGTGGCAACAGGCGATGCCCACTTTGCTAAAGAAGAAGATAGAATCCTAGAAGAAGCCTTACTCATATTATCTACATCTCCAAAGGCCGATAAGGAAATGGATTTTGACATGTCTAGGAACATGAAAAATATGTTAGATAGATTTAATTATCTTTATCCAGATCGTAGAATTTCATTCCAGAATTATAATCTATTTATTCAAAGCCGTGAAGAAATTGAGGCTGATTTTAAAAAGGCTTTAATTAATCGAACAGACATATTTGATAATACTATGGAAATTGCTAATAAGGTAGAAGATTATGATTTCTATCAGGGCTTAGACCTTTTGCCCGTCCCAAAGACTGATGCTGATGAAAGACTAAGGGAACTGGCTGTAAAGGGCTTAGAGAGCCTTGGGAAGGCCTCAGATGATATTTATATGGCACGTATGGAGGAAGAGCTTTCCGTAATTGCCTCAAAGAATTTTGCATCATATTTCTTGGTTGTTGGAGATATGATTAATTGGGCAAAGGGTACTGGTATCCGTGTGGGCCCTGGACGTGGTTCTGCAGCAGGCTCACTTGTCTGCTACGCCCTTGGCATTACAGATGTTGATCCAATTAAATATGACTTGCTTTTTTTTCGATTTATTAATCCAGAAAGAAATGACTTTCCAGATATTGATACAGACTTTGAAGACCGCAGACGCAAGGAAGTTAAAGAGTATTTAAAAAAGAAATTTAAGCATGTTGCTTCTATTTCCACCTACACTTATTTCAAAGATAAGGGTGTGGTTCGTGATGCTTCTCGTGTATTTATGGTACCGCTGCAGGAAGTAAATCGTGCATTAAAGCCAGTAGATACATTTGAAGACTTTATGGAATCCCCAAATACAAAAGAATTTAGATTAAGGTATCCAGAAGTTGTCTGGCTTGCAGAAAGGTTACGTGGACGCATTAGATCAGTTGGTGTACATGCTGCTGGTGTTGTTGTAGCCAAGGACGATTTAAGAAAGTATGCTCCAGTTGAATCAAGGGAAGACGCACAGGATAAGGTATCTGGCCGAATCCCAGTTGTCGCATACGATATGGATACCGTAGCAGATATTGGTCTAATCAAGCTTGATGCTTTGGGGTTAAAAACTCTTTCAGTTATTTCAGACACATTAGAGTCAATTAAAAAGAGGCATAAAAAAGAAATTAATCTTTCCTCTCTTACAATGGATGACCCAAAAGTTTATCAGATGTTAAGCGAGGGATATACGAAGGGTGTATTCCAAGCTGAAGCTACACCATATACAAATTTATTGATGAAAATGGGTGTGGATAAATTTGAAGACTTAGTTGCTTCTAATGCATTGGTACGTCCAGGAGCCATGAACACAGTAGGTGCTGCTTATATTAATCGCAAGCATGGCAGAGAAGCTGTTGATTATAGCCATAAAATAATGAAGCAGTTTACTGAGAACACATATGGTGTTATTATATATCAAGAGCAGGTTATGCAGGCATGCGTACACCTAGGAGGTATGTCTTGGTCAGAGGCTGATAAGGTCCGCAAGATTATTGGAAAGAAAAAAGATGCAAAAGAATTTGACCAATTCAAAGATCAGTTTATTGCTGGGGCTTCAAAACAAATTAGTCAGAAAAAAGCAGAGCAACTTTGGCATGACTTTGAGGCTCATGCTGGTTATTCTTTCAACCGCTCCCATGCTGTTGCTTACTCTATGCTTAGTTATTATACTGCTTGGCTTAAGTCCTATTATCCTCTTGAGTTCATGTTTTCAATTCTTAAAAATGAAAATGACAAGGACGCAAGAACAGAATATTTAATTGAAGCTAAACGTTTAGGTTTACGTATTATGCTTCCACACATTAACGAATCAGACATATACTTTTCATTACAAGATGATGGAATTAGATTTGGTTTGGCTGAAGTCAAGTTTATATCAGATAGCATTGCTAATAAGATTATGGATAAGAGGCCTTTTATTGACTATGCCGATTTTATTGACAAGGCTTCTAAAAAGGGAAGTGGGATTAATAGCAGAGCAATAGCAGCTTTAAACTCTATCGGTGGTGCAGCTTTTGAAGATAATCCACGAACTGGTGATGAAAAAGATAACTATTATGAGTATTTAGGTATACCAACATTTAATTTGGCTGGCATACCTCCTAGAATTAAAGCTCAGGCTAGACCTATCGATGATTTTGACGATCTAGGTTCGTTTGTTATGTTTGGTATGGTTAAAAGTATTAAGCGTGGAAACGGGTGGGCAAGAGTAGAGTTAGTTGATGAGACAGGCACCATTGGTTTATTTCATCATGAAGATACTCAAATCGAACCCAATCAAATGTATTTTATATTAGTTGGAGATAACCGTATTGCTAGATACGTTAATGTAAAAGAAATTGATCCTAATGCTGCCGATTTATTTGTAGACTATCTTTATAGAAAAGAATATGATTTAGAAGAAGATGAATATATTGTAGTTAACTTTACTAACTATAAAACTAAAGCTGGCAAAATGATGAGCCATATTGTGTTGTCAAATGCTCAAAAAGAACTAACAAGAGCAATTGTTTTTCCAACACTTTATAAAATGTCTCTAGCTAAAATGAGAGAAGGAATGAAATGTAAGGTTGTGCTTGCTAAACTTGATGACGGCACATTAAATGTAAAGGAAATAAAATGATTGAGGTCGTCTTAACAACCGAAGAAGCAAAGAGACTTGAAACATTCATAAGTGATCATAGATCAATGTGCATGAGCTATTTATATGATGATGTGGTCCCAGAGGATTGGGAGCCATATGATTTATATGACGGTTGCGAAACTTGTGAAACAAGAGAACACCTAATGGCAACATTTGATTGGCTTAAATCAAATGGCAAGATAGATATATTCGTGGAGGATAAATGACAGAAGAATTACCAGTAGACCTAAATTTAGGACAACTGCTTATAGCAATATTAGATACAATCAAAAGTGTGGATGTTAAGACGACAACGTTTTTAAATGCTGCATCAGACAGTAGAGAAATTGCAGTATTTTATAATGAAGAAAAGTCTTCATTTACATTTAGCTTAAAGGAAATAGAAGATGGAAGCGTTTGATATGGTAACAGATTACGGTCTGGATGCATTGGCAGCTGTGTTGCATGAGACAGCAAAGGAAAAAGGATTCTGGGACGAAGAAATAAATTACAATGTAATTGGAAATAAACTTGCCCTAGTACACTCAGAAGTAACAGAAGTGTTGGAAGCAATTCGAAAAAATAAGGGTAGTGAAAATACTGTAGAAGAAATGGCTGATGTAATTATTAGGCTTTTAGATTTATATGCTGCAATGATGAGTTTTAATCTACTAGAACATTCAATTGATGAAGTCTTAAATAATAAAATGAACATTAATAAGGAACGTCCAAGACTTCACGGCAATTTATTTTAATGCTATACTATGAGAAAGAAAGAGTTTAAATGACAATTATAATTGATAATATATTAGCAAAGCTAGATCCAAAAACAAGAGCAAGAGTTCAGTCTGCACAGAACGTTGTTGTTGAAAAACAATTAACTCCCAGCATTGGACTTAATATGGCATTAAAGGGTGGCTTGGGATATGGGAGACAAGTCCTAGTTTGGGGCAACAAGTCTGCTGGAAAATCTTCTTTCTGTTTACAGATGATAGCGTTAGCTCAAAAAGAGGGAAAGACATGCGCTTGGATTGATGCTGAAGCGTCATATGATCAAAAATGGGCAGAGCAGTTGGGGGTAGATTCATCTTCTCTTATTTACTCTCAGGCTAAAACTGTAAATGACATGGTAGATGTTGGCGTTAAGTTAATGGAAGCTGGTGTTGATGTAATTGTTGTTGACTCCATATCCGCCTTGCTTCCAGGAATATATTTTGAAAAAGACGGAAATGAAATGAAAGATTTGCAAGACACTAAGCAAATCGGCGCAGAAGCAAAGGATATGACCCACGCAGTCAAGATGTTAAATTATGCAAACAAAAACACACTACTTGTTCTCATCTCACAACAACGAAATCAGTTTGGATCTATGCATGCTAGTCACATCCCCACAGGTGGCATGGCAGTCAAGTTCTTTTCTTCCACTGTCATTAAACTCTGGTCGTCTGAAGCTGAGGCGAATGCTATTAAAGCTGGGATTAAAGTTGGCGACAAAATCATTGAACAAAGAGTTGGACGACCAGTTAATTGGATTATTGATTACAACAAACTCGGCCCCCCAAATTTATCGGGACAGTATGATTTTTACTACCAAGGGGAAACTCTTGGTGTAGATAGAGTCGGAGAAACACTTGACGTTGCAGAAATGTGCGGGATAGTAGAAAAGGGTGGAGCATGGTATACAGTAAATGGAGAACGTTTTCAAGGACGTGCAAAAGCTGTAGCATATTTGAAGGAAAATCCAGATGTTGTAGACAACTTACAAGGAGAAATAAATGCCAGATCTTAATGAATTTTTTGATAAACCAATTAAAGAAAAACAATATAATTTAGAAAAAATTCAAGGCATTAGGCCATGTTCTAAATGTGATGAAGATGTAACTGGAGCTTTTTGGGATCCAATAGATTTTGTAATGTCATGGCGATGTTCAAAAGGTCATGAAACAATATTTAAGGTTAATTAATGTCAGAAAGATCTGAAGTAAAACGTGACGGTGCCAAAGCACAAAAAAATAGTGGTCGTGGAGATTATCAAAAAGGTGATGCACAATGGAATCAATTTCTAGTTGATTACAAAGAGGCAGGGACATCATTTAATTTAAATAAAGATAACTGGGCAAAAATTTGTACAGATACATTTAAAGTAAATAGAGATATGCACCCAGCATTAAAAATTATTATTGGCAAAGAATCCAAGGTTCGTCTTGGAATTATTGAATGGGCAGTTCTAGAAGATCTGATCCAATTTTGGGAGGACAATCATGATTAAAGAAGTTTTTTTAACAACGTTAACAGGCATGGGAGTAGGAGCGGTATTTAGTATATTTAAGCTTCCAGTACCAGCACCACCAGTATTTGCTGGTCTAATGGGAATATTTGGTTTATGGATGGGATACGGTTTAGTTCAAAGGATTCTTTCATGACACAGGATAAAAATACATTAGAGTTAATAAGTGATATTACAGAGTTTAATGATCTGCATGAATTTATGAAGGATGAGCATTTAGATAAAGCTCTGGCTATTGTGGTAAAATTATTAATGAATCCAGATGTCCCATCTGCAAAAGCACCTATGCTTATTATGGAGCTTCAAGCAATGTCCACTAAATTTGCAGTTATGTCATCAGTATATTCAACAATTGCTAAAGATAAAGCGGGAACAGTGAACAACAATAAGAAGAACGTATATTACTCAGTAAAGGAGTCCATAGACAAACTTGTAGATGCACTTAAGTATGTCGTTAGATACAATTCATAATGGGTAGAGATATAGTAAAAAATCTTAAATTTAAAAAGCACACAGGCAAGTTTTTTGATCCAGAACGCTTTGCTGCCTTGCTTGATGAGTCATATAGAAATACAAAACGTGCAGATGGTGAGATGACAAAGAAGTCATTTAGCCCAAGTTCTTTAGGCTATGGACATGGAACATGCCCAAGATATTGGTATATGGCATTTAGTGGTGCTATGTTTATTGACGATAATGATGCAGTTGCTGTTGCTAATATGGCTCAAGGCACACAGGCTCATGAAAGACTTCAGAATTTAATCAAGACTATGCCTGAGTGGAGAGCGGAAGAAGAAGAGATTGTTAATGAGTATCCTCCTATTAGAGGTTTTATTGATTTGATTATGGAATATGATGGCGAGACGGTAATTGGAGAAATTAAAACTGCAAAGCAAGAAGTTTGGGATACAAGACAAGCGGAAATGAAGTCATCTGCTAATCACATGCTTCAGCTTCTTACATATATGAAATTAAAAAATGCAAAAGAAGGTTTCTTTCTATATGAAAATAAAAATACTCAAGAGATATTAATTATTCCAGTATCTATGAACGAAAAGAATACTCAGATAATTGAAGATACTTTTCTGTGGATGCAAGAAGTTTGGGATAATTTTCAAGATGGGGATCTTCCTATGCGTCCAATTGGTGCAACTAAGTCAAAGATGCCTTGCACATATTGCCCAATTAAAAAAGAATGTTATGCAAAAGAAACACCAGTTGGTACAGTTCAAATAGAAAAGTTTGAGGTACCAAAGATATGATTTGTGGTAACAAGGAGTGTGCCAAAGACTTCGATGCCAAGACTCATAATCAAAAATATTGTTCTGATGAATGTTGCAGAGTTGCAACAAACAGAAGAATTATGGAGAAGTATTATGAAAAGAAAGCAATTAGGAATGGCGCATTCAGAGCCTGTTCTAAATGTAAAATTAAGTTGAGCAGGTACAATCAGTCTACTATATGTTCAGCCTGTGAAAAAAAGATTAATGTTTCTAATAAAAATAAATTGATTGGCATGATTGATGACGTTAGCTAGTTTAAAAAAAACACAGGCCAATAGAGTTCTAGGGATAGACGCCTCTACCAACTCTATTGCTTTCTGTTTGATGGAAAACGATCTCCCTTTGAAGTGGGGTAAGATTAATCTGGAAGGCAATGATATATACGAAAAAATATATGATGCCAAGATAAAAATGTCTGTAATGTTAAATGAATTAAAGTCAGACTATATAGTTGTAGAGGGGGCAATCCTTGTCAGATCACCAGATGCTGTGATAAAATTGTCTTATGTATATGGTGTTGTTATTGCTGAGCTTATGTCTACTGGAGCTAAGGTTATCACTATTTCTCCTACCGCTTGGCAGGCTTATATTGGAAACAAAAATCCAACAAAAGATGAGAAGTCGGCAGTCAGAGTAAAGAACCCAGGATACGCAGACTCATGGTATAAAACACAATTAAGAAATATGCGTAAACAAAGAACTGTAGATTACTTTAATAGTAAGTATAGGCTATCTTTAGAAGATTTTGATGTAGCAGATTCATTTGGAATTGCTCATTATGCAAATAAGGTGTTGACAAAACGATGAAGTTGTATCAAAGCAAGGATTGGCTACATAGAAGATATGTTGTACAAAAGAAAACAGTTACAGAGATAGCAAAAGAATGCAATGTTTCTGCTATGACCATACAGAGATACCTAGATCAGTTTGGATTAATTAAAAAAAGATGAAGTTTGCACATAAAATTTTTCACATTGAAGGAAATGATGAGCGGTCAGCATTAGTAAAATCAATGAATGATTATTTATACCCATATTCAAAAGTATTACACACGCCAACAATTAAGATATCAGGCTACGAGGATTTTAAGAATTTTGTAAAAGACAACCCTGATTTTGTACCAGATAAAGATGGCTATAATCTTCACGGAGAACAGGGCTGGAGGTATGGCGAGATTGGAATATGGGCAAGCAACTGGACTGCATGGAATAATTTCTTAAAATCAGACGCAGATTACCTGATATTAATGGAAGACGATATCGTTCATTCAGATGGATTTATTGATATTTTAATTAATTATATAAATCAACTCCCAGAAAACTGGGATGCGTTTCATGCGTTTTCTCCAGCAGATCAATTTGAAAAACATACAAGCAGCCATGACTTTGGGTCTGACGATGTATGTTTAGCGTATCAAGATTGGTCATGCTTATGCTATGTAATCACAAGAGCTGCGGCTCAGAAAATGATAGACAACTCGTACGGATTTAAACTACCCTTAGATTGGTATATGTTTAGACAACAAAATCTGTTTAATGTATATACAGTTAAGCCTTCGTCAGAATTTCCATGCACATTGTTTCCTACGGAATCAACATTTCAAACAACACAGAAAAGAGAAATACTAAATGGGATACTCTAATCCAGAAAATAAACCATGGGCTCAGCAAAAAATAATTGAGTTGTCTCCAAAAACTGTGTTAGACGTAGGAGCTGGTCAAGGCACCTATCTTAATTTAATTAGGGAGGGGCTAGGTGCGGGAGTCTTAGTAAGTGCTGTAGAGGTCTGGCAACCATACATAGATCAATTTGATCTGCTCAATAGATACGATAAGTTATTTGCAATAGATGTAAGAGAGATGACAAATTTTAAATATGACCTAGTAATCCTAGGAGACATCCTTGAGCATATGTCAGAGCATGATGCAGTTGCTTTGTGGGAGAATATATCAAAACAGGCTAAGTGTGCGATGATTTCAATACCAATAATTCATTATCATCAAGATGCAATTAATGGAAACCCATATGAGGTTCATGTAGAAGAAGACTGGACAATGGAAAGAGTTTTGGAAAAGTTTAAAGGTATTACACAGTATAAGAAGTTTGAGGTAACTGGAACATTTATTGCGGAGTTTAATAATGACAATTCCTAAAATTATTTGGCAAACTTATAAGGACCCACAGGAGACACTTGCTCTTTATATGCACGAGGCAATGGATACTTGGAAAAATTTAAATCCAGAATATGAGCATAGGTACATGGATGACACACAGGCTGCAGAATTTATTAAAAATGAATATGGTCAGGAGTGGTACGATATTTTTATTAGTCTTCCAGTTGGTGTAATGCGTGGAGATTTATGGCGTTATATGGTTATCTATAAGTATGGTGGAGTGTATGCAGATTTAGACACAGAGTGTTTAAAACCAATTTCTTCATGGATGATTGAAGATAAAGAGTTTATAGTTTGCCCAGAAACATCAGATCATTTTTGCCAATGGACATTTGCATCTACATCAGGCAACCCAATTTTAAAATCAGTATTAGATTTAATTAAAGATAGATTGTTAAACCCAGAATACGGATCACCTCATTTTGTACATACTCATACTGGCCCAGCAATTTGGACAGATGGTATTATGAAAATTCTTGATATAAAAGTAACAAGTCTTATAGATGATTACCTATTGTTAAATTCTTGTAATAATGCTAAACTATATAAGTTCCACTGTTACGGCGGAGAGCAATGGAGGATATTCCATTTTGAATCAGTAAAGCATATTTATGGAAGCCAAAAATGGAATGATGGAAATTATGTTCAATGGATTGAAGATCCAATAGTGAAAGGTACTAGATAATGGCGGGAACAGATTATCCAAACAAAGATAGCTATCAATCATGGGTAACAGATTTACAATTAATAGCAACAGATGCACCGTCTGGACATAAAATAATTAGAGAATGTCTTGATATTGCAGAGATGTTAATTAATAAAAATATATCGTACGGAGACTCAGCCTTGTCACCAATTAGAATATTTTCTCAGGCGGACAATCAAGAACAAATTAAAATCCGTATTGATGATAAGATTAATAGAATTAAAAATGGAGCAGGATTTGCAGGAGATAATGATATTGACGACATGATTGGTTATTTAATCTTACTTAAAATTGCTAAAAAACTTGCTATTTCAGTCGACTAGAAGTATAATAATGTAATGACTACAGAAAATAGACCGTGGGGGCATTACACAATTCTTAATGAATCTAGTAATCATAAAACAAAATATATTTATGTTGAGGCTGGCAAAAGATTGTCATACCAGAGACATGAAAAAAGACATGAACATTGGTTTATAGTTTCTGGTAATCCATATGTAACAATAAACGGTGTAAGCAAAATTATGTCACCAGGTCACTCCATAGATATAAAAGCTGGGGACCTTCATAGAATAGAGTCTCAATTAAGTCCAGTTGAATTTATTGAAGTTCAAACAGGAACCTATTTCGGAGAAGATGATATTCAAAGAATAGAGGATGATTACAATCGAAATTGAATTAGCAGATCATTATGATCGCATGAATAAAGTAGTTGAAGAACTACTTAAGGGTAACAATCCCACAACAATAGCAAGCCTTACTGGATTTAAACGTGCAGAGGTTGTTGAGCTTATTGACGAGTGGAAATCTGTTGTACACAACGACACATCCTCAAGAGAACGTGCAAAAGAAGCAATCTCTGGGGCAGACCAGCACTACGCAATGCTCATTAAAGAGGCCTGGAAGACCGTAGAGGATGCAGATCAATCTGGTCAACTAAATGTTAAGGCTAATGCGCTAAAGCTTATATCAGACATTGAAACAAAAAGAATTGGAATGCTACAGCAAGTAGGTTTGTTAGATAACGCTGAATTGGCTGGACAAATTGCAGAAACAGAGCGCAAGCAAGACATACTTGTAAAAATATTAAAAGAGGTTACATCTGGATGTTCAAAATGCAAAATGGATGTTGCTAAAAGGCTCTCACAAATTACTGGAATAGTTGAATCAGTTGTAATTGAGGATGCCGATGTCGTTTGATTTTTCAGATTTAATTGACATACTTGACGGAGAAGAATTTGACGAAAAGCCTGTCGATTTAAGAACATTTGTGAACAGCCCAGAGTACCTAGGTTTGCCACTATTATCTGAATTTCAATACACATTAATTGAAAAAAGTTCTCAAATTTATAAAGAGGCAACTCTTATTAAACTTTTTGGCGAAGAAGAGGGAAGAATAAGATCTAAGCAAACAGCAAACGAAGTTGTTGCTCAGCTAGGTAAAGGTTCTGGAAAAGACTACTGTTCAACAATTGCTGTAGCCTATATAGTTTATCTATTGCTATGCCTAAAAGATCCAGCAACATATTATGGAAAACCTCCTGGAGACAGTATTGATATTATTAATATTGCTATTAACTCTCAACAGGCAAATAATGTTTTCTTTAAAGGATTTAAAACAAGAATTGATAAGTCGCCTTGGTTTGCTGGGAAATACAATGCAAAGGCATCTGAAGTTCAATTTGATAAAGCTATAACAGTTCATTCTGGACACTCAGAACGTGAGGCATGGGAAGGATACAATGTTATTGTTGTAATCCTAGACGAAATTTCAGGATTTAGTATTGAAAATACTACGGGCCATGAGCAGGCCAAAACTGGTAGTGCAATTTATGACATGTACAGAGCTTCAGTTGACTCACGTTTTCCAGACTTTGGTAAGGTAATTCTTCTTTCATTCCCAAGATATAAGAATGATTACATTCAGCAAAGATACGATGCGGTAGTGGCTGAAAAAGAAACTATTATTCGTGAACATAAGTTTAAGATGTATGAAGATTTGCCAGATGGAACAGAGGGTAATGAATTTGAAATTCAATGGGAGGAAGATCATATAATTTCATATAAGATTCCTAAAGTATATGCATTAAAAAGACCAACATGGGAAATTAACCCAGTAAGAACAATTGATGATTTTAAAACATCATTCTATACAAACCCAACTGATGCTTTATCTAGATTTGCATGCATGCCACCAGAAGCAATTGATGCATTTTTTAAATCAAGAGAAAAAGTTGAGAAGGCATTCAATGTTGGAGCACATGCAGTTGATAGGTTTGGAAGACTTGAAGAATGGTTTGTACCAGATCCAGACAAAGTTTATTTTCTTCATGTCGACCTTGCACAAAAGCATGACCATTGTGCCGTAGCCATGTCTCATGTGCAAAAATGGGTTAATGTAAAGGTAACAGATACATACTCTCAAGCAGCACCTATTATTGAAGTTGATGCTGTAAGATATTGGACGCCAACAAAAGATAAATCTGTTGATTTTACTGAAGTAAAGGATTACATTCTTTCACTTAGATCCAGAGGATTTAATATAAAGGTGTGCACTTTTGACAGATGGAACTCCCACGATATGATGCAGCAGCTAAAACAATATGGAGTAAATACAGAAATTTTATCTGTTGCCAAGAAACATTACGATGACATGGCAATGGTTGTGGCGGAAGAAAGACTAAGAGGGCCAGCAATACCCCTACTTGTTGATGAATTATTACAGCTAAAGATAATGAGAGATAGAGTAGATCACCCAAGAAAAGGTTCTAAAGATTTAGCGGATGCTGTATGTGGTTCCATATTTAATGCAATAAGCAGAACAAAGTTTTCAAATAATGAAGAAGTAAATATTCATACATATGAGTCTATGTCATTTGAGCAGGACTTTGGTAAAAAAGAAAAAGATGAGATTGTTACAAATATGATTAGGCCCCCTAGAATGCCAGATAGTTTGGCAAGCGATATAGAGAGAATGACGTTACTATGAGCATATACCAAGAAAAAGCTAAAGAATGTAAGTGCTGTGGAAAACATGTACCACTACCAACAGTTTTAAAAGAGTATAACGAAGTTTTGTTATGCCCCACAACATTTGCAAATGTGATAGAATATAAAAGATTATGGAAAGTCCTTGGTTCTAGACCTTCTGGAAATATAAGGAAACATTTCTCTGATTATGTACAGCAGATAGTAGAAACAACCATTGACAAAAATGAAGACGGTACGTTACAATAAACACTTGGCACCAGTAGCCAAGTTGGTTAAGGCCCCGAACTCATAATTCGGCTATCGTAGGTTCAAGTCCTACCTGGTGTACAAGAAAGGTAACTATGAAAGATTTAAATCCTGATGACGGAGAAATGTTAGACTACTATATACAAATTGGTGCTATAGAAGTGGCTGGCATATCAGAAGATGGCGAGTTCATTTTTGGAATTACCGATCTTGCTAAAGAGGTTGCACCAGATTTATGGGAGGCTCATGCAGAGCACCTAGATCAATCTATGATGAAGCTATATGAAATGGGTTTAGTTAATATAACATACGACGAAGACTTAAACGTTGTATTTGAATTAACTGAAGAAGGAAAAAAAGCATCAAAAGACTTTGGAATTATTGAAATGAATAATCCAGATATACCAAACAATTAGGAGAATAAAATGCCTTGGCAAATTAAACAGAATGCAGCAGGATGCAGCGGATACGCTGTTGTTAAGCAAGACACTGGTGAACTAGTAGGTTGCCACTCTGGAAGAACGGCAGCAGAAGCACAACTAAGAGCGCTATATGCATCAGAATCAGATGCAA